ATGGTAAAACAACACTTCCATCAATATTATTAACCTCTGCCATATATCCATCAAAGTTTTGTGTTGTAAATATTGAAGTGCCTATCTCGTGTTCTGTTGTACCCATCCAAAAATTATTTGCATAGTTTAGTGATGGGTAACTTGCTGTTGCAAAACTTGTAACTCTATCTCCGTCAATATAGATTCTTGCCCTGTCGGCTTCAGTAGAGTTCGTGGTGTCAGATACAAATAATAAGTGGTACCATTTACTTCTATCCTCAAGTGTTCTATTGGTTTGTAATCTCCAAGCATAAGAACCACTAACATAATTATAAAATTCTAAACTGTTGTCACCAGTAGAACTTAACTCAGCACCACCAAAATTACTTCCTGCACTACCAGCCGAAAATATCATTCTTCTACCATTGGAGGTATCAATACCTAATTTAATCCAACAACTAAATGTCCAAGTTTCCTCTGTACCAGCACCTGAAAAAGTCTTACCAAGTTTAGGGTCATCTGGACTATTAAATATAACACTATTAGCAATCGTACCATTATCTGTAAAAGGTACGAACTTACCGACCCTCTGCCCAGCTCCGTTGCCTTCGTAGATTATTGGAAAGAACTGTGTTTCGCCATTTGGTATTGTTGGTGTTGCCATATTAATCAGCTCCTAAATTTTTTGAGCACAAAGCAAGATATCCACTTGGTACACTATATTTAAAATTACCTACTCCATTACCATCTGCATTTCCTCCAGCAGTTATTTGCCCATTAAAAGTAGAATCTTGTCCGAAATTAAAAGTTACTAATGCAACTGCATCATTGGCTAATTCACTTTTTGGTAGCCATATTGTTCCATCTGTAAGGTCTTGAGTAGGTGAAGTAGAATCAAAATCAACTGAACCATAAGCACTTCCATTTGTTGTTAATGTAAATGTATTATTGTCAAAATCAGTAGCAACTCCAACAACAACACTTGCTTGAAATGGTGTTAGTCCTGTACTTGTACTTTCATTAGAACCCCATACCCAACTTGAATATGCACTTGTTGTATGTCGTTGATTAACACCAAAATCTCTCCAACCACTACCACTACTTGTAGCAGTTTGAGTGTTTTCTGAATCTATCCAACCAAGTCCTAATGCCTCTACTGCTGGATATGTTGTAGTATAAAGTTCATAATACCATTTTCCAGATGTTACTCCCATAGTTCCAAATGCAAATCCATTTGTGTTGCCACTTGGTTTTGATATAGAAGAAAGATTTACACCACTAACTCCTCTAACAGTTACTCCACTATCATAAGAAGGTTTGCTTATTGGGTTTAATACACAAAAATTATTTGTAGGTGAGTCAAAAACTTGGTCATGTGCTGCAAGTCCACTAGAACTAAAATCATTACCTTGTCCTGATTCATCGTCTCCAAGGTCAGCACTATCTCTTCCATCAATATGAAAACCATTAGTGCCAAATGTCAGACCACTAACATCTTTGGGGACCCAAATCCCATTACTATTAAATTCACCAAAGCTATTACAATCTGTTGCAGTACCATCAAGAAACACAATTTCTGCCATATAAGCATCTCCATGTACTGTACTACTAGTAAATCTTTGTATCATCCACAAAAAACTACTAGCATTAACCATAGTATCTTGACTTTTTCTTCCTGATATATTATTAACTGCAAAACTTGTAACTCTTTGACCATTTACATAGAGTCTTACAGCTTCACTTCCTACTGCATTATCTCGGTCATTTACTAAGACAATATGATACCATGCTGAAAAATCCCTAAACAGTTGATTTGTTTCAAATGTAGATGCTGAAGATTCGTTTGACCAATATCTTAATTTTAAATCTCCATTTAAGTGAAAATAATCTCCAGCATTTCCTCCACTATCATCTGTTGATAAAAAGAAACAACCACCACTTGAATTTGTACCAGCAGCATTTGCACCTAATTTAAGCCAGAAACTATAAGTATGAGTTCTTCTATTTGATGCTGAACCACCAAATGTTTTAGTTAGATATGCACTATCAGGATTATTAAACCTAATTGATTGGTCTATAGAGTGTGTGGTTGTGCCTGATCCACTTGCACCTAAAAGAACATTATTTTGAAATACCATTTATACCTCTTGTATTATTTAACATCTAGTGATGCCGCCATATGCACACTAGAACTCGATAACACAACGTAGTCAATACGGTCAACGGCAGAAGCTGTCGTTGTCAATGTCGGAGCCGTGCCTCCAGCAAAATCGTAAGCAGCATTAAATGATAAAGTTCTTGATCCAGTACCATCCTGTCGTATAAAGAAGCTTCCTGTCTGTCCAGATTGAACATTTGTTGGAGCACCGAGATTTCTACTACCACCTAATCGAACATCAAAGTTCTGACCACTGTTAAAGTTTACTGAGATTGTTGATGCATCAGTTAATGAAACAATGTCAGCTACAGCCGACTTTGTAATTCTTAATTGTTTACCCAGTGAATCAACAGCACTAACGGATATAGCTGTTGTTGCAAATAACTTGGTAGTATCTGTGACTGAGCTTGAAATACTTGTAGCAGTCATACGAGTAGCTGCAACTGCCGTAGCCGATACCGTACCACCTACTGTAATAGGGCCAACGGCACCACCCTCTGTAGATAAAGCACTGACCCCAACTGGGTCTACAGAATTATGTACATTTTTTCCATCACAATAAATAAACTTTGAACCACCACGAGGGGCAATAACATTTGTTGTTGTTACGGCTGTTTTTAATTTAACGGTGTATGTACCACCTGTTGTTTGGTTATCAACAACGTATAACTTTTCAACACTAGGAACTACAATCGTAGAGTTTGACCCCAATGTTCCTTCAATTCTTAATACAGCATTACGAGACTGATCAGCCGAGCCATTAGAGGCTGTTAATGATGTTGTGGCTCCTGTTGTACTGACAACGACTACACCACCAATGGCTTCGTCAACCATGTCAATAACTTGTTGGTTAAGACGATCACCCCAAGTGTTTGCATTTTCGCCATCAGCTTGTTTCTCTAATCTTAATCTTGTTGTATAACTACTAGGCATAATTAATTACTTCCTTTTACTAATGTATTATCGCCTCCAGCTGGTGAGGCATTATTTCTCATATCATCCTGTCTTGTCCTTCTGGCTTCATTTAATAAGTCAGTAAAGGCTCGTTGATACTCTTGTTCCCAAATCTGAGCCGCAGAGTAATTTTTCATAAACATACAAGCTTCCTTCATACTAGCATAAAACAATGCATTAGAACAATATTTGGTAAAGAAATTCTCTTGGTGCACTGAGGTTGCTGCTGTTGGTTGGACAATATAAGACATTTCACAATCATAGGCCGACACTGGTGTGGGAGCTATCAGTAAATTATCAAAGCCAAAGTTGGCATAATATCTAGGCACTCCTATACTTGTTCGTTGCGGCCAATAATCATTTAAATATTCATCGGTCTTTTGTAATAAATTAATACGTGTACCGTCAGACTTTATAATATTTAAATTTTTTATAATTAAGGTGTTTAATGGTTTAGTAATAAACGGATCTCCAATAACCGTATTTGATGTTGCATATTGTACGACACCATATGAATCTATTTCTCTAGTTAGTCTTGCTTCAGCTCTTTCTATAAAAGCTGGGATGTCTCCAACAAACTCTGTGCTGGTATCTTCACTTGTTGTTTTGATTCTGTTTACTAATTGGTTGTATGTTATACTCATATCTTCTTAGCCTTCCATATTTCAGAACCACCAGCAAAAACTTTCGGTGTCCATATTCCTCTTATGTGTGTTCTAAATCTAGCACTAACTCCTGTTAATACCAAGTTACCATCACCGTTTATGTTCGGCGATATAACTCTTGTTCTAATTACTGGTTGGAAATTTGCCTTACCTCCCATATTTGCATGTGCACTACATTGATAGTATAACGTAGTTGGTCCACTATTTACAACAAAGATTTGTGTATAAGCTCCAGCATTACCCGGAGTCCCTACTGTATAAACATTAGTTGAAAAAAGTGTACTTCTAGCTGCATCTAAATAAAATCGTAATGGATGACCATCATTAGAACTATCGGATTGATCAAAGGTATATAATCCACGACCCTTAACTAAATTTAAACCATACTGTTGTCTACCGTCTATAAAATATTTGTTAGCTCCTCCTACATTTACAACCGTTACTTTAAATGTCTTACCACCATTGTATATTACTGGGTTAGCTCCAGCCCCAACATTTTCATTACCTGTTGAGAATGTTGCCGATGCTTGTGATGGAATAACATTTGTTCCAAAAAAGGCTACAGCATCTCTTAATGTAAAACTTGGTGATAGTCCTGTTAAAGAAACTTTTGGACTACCTGTGACTGATGCACTTCTTAATGTAGTTACTAATGCTACCCCTGTAACATTATGTGTTTTAATAACTTCGACTATTGCTGATCGTAAACTAAATCCTATATTTGCTCTGGTGACAGATACATTAGCATTAGCTGCTGTGGTTACATTACGAAGAGATAAACTTATTCCTGCGTTAGTTACAAAAGCCGTGCCCGGAATAGTTACTGCTACGGAACGAACAGTAGTGGATAGTGAAACTCCTGTTACCGTAACCGATCGATCTACAACACTACGGTTCCATGCACCTGAGTTCCAAGTATTTCTACCGTATCCACTGGTAATCACAGTCATTATTGATTACCTATGGACTACGATAGTGTGATAATAGCAGTGGCAGCAGCAGCAGCTGGGAATGAAATCGTAAATGTACCGTTAGTTGATACTTTATCAGACCCAAAGTCTAAGACAGCAATAGCTTTATTACTATTAGATGAATTATATATTAGTGCTCCTCTAGCTGAGAATGTTGTACTTGTAAAAGATATATCAGCAAAATCAATAATTGCTGTTCCACCAGAAGCAGATGTTGCACCTAGTGAAATAGTTACACCAGTTAGTGTACCACCTCCAGGAGCATATCCACCACTTGATACAACTTCATTAGACGTTGAGTACGCAGCCGTACCCGCAGATAATGAAGCTACACTTGTGAATAAAGCTATCTTTAAGGTATCGGTTTTAACCTGATGCCCTTCTTGTAAAACTTCCGACTTAAAGGAATTACATACAGCTTGTGTTATGGCCATTTTTAGTTACCTCTCTTTGTAAATGTTGAATCATCAGGACTCCACCCAGCATCACCAGTTGTAGCTAGTACAGTATCTGGACGTGCATCCCTCAAGTTTTCATTGTCATCAATTCTTGGAGTTTTGTTTTGTGGATGATCAATAATATTATATCGCCCATCCGTTTCCGAAGCTCCAACAACTAATCCCGTAGGCTCTTTGACTCTATCAGAATATCTAAATCGAAATCCTGATCGATCGCAGATAAAGTATGCATACTTACCTCTTGCCATTATAACCTAAACGATGGCTTAATCAAAAGACTCGCCCTTTCTTTATCAGCATACATTGCTGAGGTTAGTTCTTCTTCATACATCTGTTTTAACATACTGGCTCGTTCTGACGTAATGCCTGGTCTTTTAATAGACATCTTATAGGCAAGACCAGTTGATAAGCACGGTAAGAATCTGAATGGTATGTCTGCATCTTGATTAGATTTAGTTATATCTTCTACTTTATTAAAGCTAAAGTATGATAATAATGGTGTGCCACCTGTAGTCGTAGCATCTGGAGTAGGCCACAAATATAATTCTGCTGCATCTCTTAATCTATTAACAGCATATTGTGTCGGTCTACCTGTTTGTGTTTTGTTTGTAATTCTTTGATAAGCTTCCATTGTGATTCGAGATAAAGCTAAGTCTGTATCTGTTGAGCCACTAACAGTTCTATGGACAAGTTCAGTTATATCTATAAGTGAAGTGGGTAATGTATATTTAGCTGTGCCACTTGTAATATCTAATGTAGCAATGTTTTGTTTCCATAGTAATATACCACGGTTCATCCAATCGATAAGGAGAAGGTTAAGTGTACGTCGTGCTTCTAATGGTTCAAACCCTAGAGTCTGTTCACCACCTAACATAGACATAGCTTCTTCAATTACGTCAGCTATATCTAGATTGAATGTTGTTGTGCCTGAAGTTGCCATATTATCCTCTAAATTTATTTGAGAATGATGGATTAACTATACCACCAACATTGTATTTAACTTTACCGCCACGAGCTTTCATCCTAACAGTTGCCTCTGAGTCTATAGTTGTTGGGTTTTCTTCAATCATATCTCTATACATATTCATTTTTCTTTCTCGTGTAGTTTGTCCTTCGTTACGAGTATATTTCTTAGATCCTCCTCTTGCTTTTTTTAATTCTCTAAAAAGTTGTAAACCCTCTTCATTTCTTTTTTTATCTAACATATCTTCGCCTTTTTTAATATTGTCTATGTCGTCTTTTGTTTTTGTCTTTTTCTTTTTTAAACTTTTTACAAAACCTTCTAGATCTTTTACTTTAACAAATTTTTTAGCCGCTTTTTTACCGACAGTTGTAGCAAGTTTACCAAGACCTGCTGCTATAATTGGACTTACCATATTATTTCTCCTTACCTATCGTCGAAGTCAGTTCCGTATGATGGGTTTACCGTGCCACCAGTAAAGAATTTGTTTTTCTTTGGTTTGTTTGGTTTTGTTTGATCGTATAATTCTTTAAGAATTTGTCTTCCTTCAGTATCTTTTTTATATACTTTATCCATAGCCTCTCTCACATCTGGTGGTAATGGATTAGGTTTAGGTTTAGGTTTTGTTTTCTTTGTCTTTCTATAAACCGGTAATGGAGATTGTCTATTTTTAAAATCACCCCTAGCTTTTTTCTTCTTATACTCCTCTTCTGTGAGTGTTATTGAATCTAATTTTTTATCCATATTATCTGTCATTTCTTTTTCTTTCCCCATTCATATAGGTTATCAAATGTTGTTTCCCAGTCCATATAACTATCGTGTTGTTCTGCGGAGTGTTCCCACTGTGACGGTACAAAGTCTGGTGGTCCTTCTCCAACAACCCATAGTGCAGGATTGGTTACACGTACACGATTGTTTGGTAGTGCTACTATACAACCTTTATACGGACCCGATGTTAATTCCAACACATGTGATTGTTTGTGCTGTGCTGGATCATCCGATATATAACTGTCGGTATAGTCAACCGTAAACATATACTTACCATTATAGAACTCACCTGCTATCTTACACAACCACGGACTTGAACTAATTCGATCCATTCTGATGATGGCATGATTACGACTGGAGCAGTCCCAAGGCTGGGCTAAATGAGTCTGTATATTTGGTGGCCATTCATCGAACGGTGTGTCCCCCACTAAAGAAGTTATTGGTATACGTGCCCACATAGCTCCACCGTGGGGATTAGGGTGGTCTTCGCCACATCCTGTAAACACAACTTGAAAACTCAAACAACGGTCTGGGATAGTGCACACTGCAAAAGCCAAAGCATGGAGAAACTCTCCTTGGTATTTCTCGTGGTTATGTGTGAACTCTTTCCTCACCCAACACTTAAAGTGTGGGATGTTAGAAATTGTATAAGCCACTATTTAACCTTGCCACCTCGTCTCATGTACTTGGAAGTCTTACCACCTTTAGCCATATACTTAGATGTTTTACCTCCACCCTTCATTCTATATTTAGATGTTTTACCGCCGCCCATAAGTTTGGCTTTACCACCTTTTTTCATTTTACCTTTACCGTCAGCTGCAAAAGCTGGAACCATTTTTCCATTCTGTTTAACCATAGGCATTTTACCACCACCAGCAGCTTTGTATTTAGTGCCTTTGGTTCTACCGCCAGCCATCATTTTTTTCTTTGTTGGTTTCTTTTTCATTACCATTTTATAGTGCTCCTTGTAAGTACATTATTTCAAGTGTTAATATTATCACCGCCGCCACAACAGATACAGTTATTATAATTGTATTTTTGAGTCGACGTTTCTTTTCTGCTAATGCTTTTAAAGCTTGTTTTCTCCGAACTCTTTCACTAGCAATTTCTTTTTGTAGTCTTTCCCACTGTCCCGGAGAACCAAACAATAAAAACAACTCACGCATTTCATCACGAATACGTTTGGCTTCCTCTTTTCGAAAGTGAGCTTCGATTGCTGTCTGCTCAGTTCCTGTTAATTTCCCAAGTATACCACCCTTTTTTTCTGCTGCAAAACTTAATTCAGCTTCTGCTTTTGCTAGTTTTGTTATGGGTGAAACTAATGTACTTAAATCTCTACCAGCTTTCACGGCCGAGGATATAGCTGAACTAGCAGTCTTTAATGCTGCAAAAGCTGTCAATGGATCAATCATCGTCGTCTAGCTCCTTCGTTTAGTTTTGACTTTTTGTTTACGACCACTTGCACTAATCGGATATCGTATTGATGTAGGCTTTGGTCCAACGTTAGTCTTGGATCTTTTTCTTTTGACTGCTGAAGATTTTTGTCCAGCAGACATTCTATTAGCTACTGCTTTTGGACGACAGACTGGATACTTTCTTTTTGACGACTTAGCTGATTTACGACCACACTTTTTACCAGTAGATATATCAACCCAATCTTCTTTAAACCAAGTCTTTAAACCTTTCTTAGCCATTCTTTTTCTCTATATTATGTTTATCTGGCACTTTCCCATACCCAACAACTCTGTCCCATTCTCTTTGTGTGTAGTAGTTTTTTTTAATCATGCTATCTGTACTTAGTTACTTTTCGACGGTTGTTCATAACTTTACCACAACCACGAGCTATGCCACCATTCTTTAATTTAATCTTACCACCAGCAGCTTTACTAGGCTTTGGTCCTCTAAAATCTTTTCTCTTTTTACCACCCGGTCCTTTTACTTTACCAGCACAAACTTTAGATGCATAAGCATTTGCATAAGCTGAAGGATAGACGGCGAACTTACGTTTAGCAGCAGCTTTACCTCTAGGACATAGCTTTGTCATATCTGTAACCCCATCTATTCTCTGATAAGTCCCACACTCTTTTTGTAGCTTGTGGAATTTTAACTAGTAAGTTATTAAATTTAATTACGTTTTTTGTTACTTGCACATTTCCTCCGTTTCTTTTTCTTGCTTGGTGGTTTTGTTACTTGTTGTCCTATATTAGCACGACTTATTACCACATTAAATACCTACAAGTATCTTTGCAATAACTGATGTTGCTCCTGATTGCATAACAACTGTAGCACATACAGCACCAATGACTAACCATTTAACTTGAAAGATAGATTTTTTAACACAACCCATATCTGTTTTAAGTTCAGATACATCCTCACGTAACTGAGCCTCACGTTCAATGTGACGTGTTAATTCAAGTTTAAGATCTGTTAAATCTTTATCAGTCATAGTTTAGAATATCCAACACCATAATAGTAAACCAACTATTGCGGCTATGTACCAATGTTTTTTACACTCGGTACATTTAACTTTCTCTTTTATTTTTTCCCATATCATATTTATATCTAACATTTCCATCTCCTCCTTGCTTGACAGATTCTTTTATTAGGTGTCTTTCGACAGTTAACATTATGCATCTTGGCTTGACCCGCAGATCGTGCGCAAAATGACTTTCTTCTTTTCGCAGATTTACTACCCTTTGCGACTTTACCAGTAACAGCAGTTTTTAATTTAGAACCAGGATTAGCACGACGGTAAGCAGCTACACCTTTAGCCGACATACCTGCGCCTTGTTTAGTTGGTCTAAAGTTACCAGACTTAACACTGGACTTTATACCCATGCCTTTCTTTTTCTTACGAACAGCCATGCGCTATCCTACAAAAAAAGTACCAGCTACACTAACTCCTGCATTCATAGTTACGTGTAAATTTGTTTCGTAACGAATACCCGCATCTTCAATATATTGGTCGGACGAACCACCGGCAATTAGTCTTTGTTTCATAATAATTGATCCAGCGGCACCACCATCTCTTAATACAATATCAGTTGCTGAAGCCATACCATTTACTATGCTATATCCTCTAAGTCTACCCGGAATTGAATCTATCGTAGATGTAGATGTTGCGAATATTGTTTTTATATTTGTTGCCATATTTAATTCCTTATAAATAAAAGGGGTCTGTTAAGACCCCCTTTACTAGTTAGATTATGCTCCCGCAGAACCGTAATAAGATCTCCAGTCACTGAAACCAAAGCTATATCTTTCTCTAGCTTTGAATCTCAAGTTACCAGTATCAAAGTCTGGCTCCATCTTTGTAGCTAATGGTGCTCTTACGAACATTTTAGCTCCATTTGGAACATCGGTTTTAATGAAGTACGCATTGGTATCTGTAAACCTATGATTTACAAAGTAGCCTCTAGGAAGCATACCCATAGAACGTATAGCATTAACGTCATTGACGTTTGTTACACCATCTTTGTTAGTTGGTCCAGTTCCATTTGATGCAAAACCAAAATGAACAGGAGTTGTAGATAGTGTACTAGCTAATATTTTCTCAGCTGTAAACTGTAGGTTTGGTGGTATGTGCAAAGATTCTGCACGTGTACCAGTTAAGATACCTCTGTCGTCTTGTGTATTTTGAACAGCAATCAAGGCAGTTTCTAGTGTTGTTTCAGAAAGATCTGAAGCAGCTAGTAAGTTGTCTTGAGTACCACCCACGACAGGGTGACTGTTAGAGAAGAATGCGACTCCATCTCCACCAGCAAAGTTTGCGTTAAAACCATTGTTAAACACATTTGCGGCTTTTACTTGTCTAGTAGTAGCCATTGCTCTAGCAAGACCTCTTGCACGAATTTTTGCAAATGTATCATACAAGTTATCTTCCATTGCTTCCTCAGTTACTGCGAAAGCAAGAGCTACGGTTTCGTGTGAGTAACGGCTTGTGAACGATTCTGAAGCAGAATCATACTGTACCGCTGCACCTTCTGATTTAGTCGGTGCTTCACCAAAACCAGTGAAAAGAACTTCTTCTTCAAAAGCTCTATCCGAGTTTTCAATCTCAAACAAAGGAACGTGTTCGTCCTCTATTGAGCCATACTCCAATCCAAAGACTGCGTTTAATCCAGGAAGGAGCTGTTTAGCAATATTACCTCTATTTATAGCCATAATATATTCCCTCCTATGCTAAGTTGGCAATCGAGACCGTGGAACCAAGTCCGTAGTGATCTCTATGCTGGTTAATTTTAACTTCAATATTTGGGAATGCATCAGTTGCGGCTTCACCCGGTAACGTAGACCTTCTCAAAAGTCTTAAAGTCTTTGCTTGAACAGAGCCTGATCCGCCTTTTAAGCTAAATCCAGACATACCTGTGATTGTAGATCCAGCACCTAATGATACATCCATGTTCAAGTGAAGCTGAGTGTCTGCCACTGAAGCGCCTGCTTGAATTTCAAATGTAGCATTTGGATCATCAATGACTAGGGCTTTTGCTTCGCCTTGTCCGTGATGAACTTGTCCTGCTGGAAAGTAGTTATTAAAGGTTGGTTGCTTTGTATTTGGATCAGTCCAATTAGCACCCATAAAAACTCCTGCAACTATATCCGTTGCGGCTGAGACCTTATGCACCTTGCCACTAACAATCTTTACCAAGTCACCTTGGAAAATTGCAGTCGCATGAGCTGCTTTAACCCCATACTCATTCATACCACTGGTATTATAAGCACCGCCACGCATTCTAGAAGGTTGGAGTCCTCTAAAGTTTTTCGATGTTGCCATCTCTTCCTCCTTCAAAAGTAAGTGTTTAAGTTAAATTTTAACCGACACCCTTTATTTATCAAAGTGTGTAGGTCTACCTGTGGTAACTTTTGATCGACTATTGTTAGAGATTGGCATACGAGGATCGTTCTTGCTCATAAGCTGTCTGTTGATTGCATCAGTTTGGGATTGTGTGAAATCATTTACATGTTTCTTATACCCCTCTTGGTTTTCTATAGTGTTTGTTGCTAAAGCTACATCACCACGGATAACAAGCTTACCAAGACTACCAACAGATTGGTTTTGGAAACCAGCACTTAATTCAGGAACATCTTCAGGTCGGACAAAATCCCATCCTTCAAATTGTTTTTCCTGTACATTCTGATCATCATAAGTACCCTTTAAAGAAACTCTAATCCATCTAAGAGTAAGACCCTTTTCTGCAAATCGTTTAGTTACTTCTTCAGGTATCTTTAACCAATTCTTTTTCTCATATACACCTCGTTGTCTTTGAGATGTAGTTTGTGTTGCACGAGTCACTTTTACGTCATTTGTTTTTGGTGTAGTCATAATCAATTATTACCTTTCATTATCCACGTTATATATTTACTGTAGTGTAATCATCACCGGCCTTCTCGACCTTGGCTTTCTCTCTAGCATACACATCAAGTGGTACATTCATTTTTTTAGCAAGTCGAACATCTTCTTGAGACAATCGAATCTTACCTTTAGATGATGCTGAAGAACGTGACTTTCCAGCAACCACTTGAGCAGGTTTGTTTGTTGGTTCTTCCTGCTGACCAAACTTGTGAGGCATTTCTTTTTTTAGCCTTTTACTTATCTCAGTATAAAACTCTTCAGTCTCTGGATCAAAGCCCTCTGATAATAAATCTTCATTTATAATATGTGCGGCTTGTGTAGTAATCCTATCTTTATTATACCATTCACTGTTATCAGATATCCATTCTCTTGCTAACTTGTGTAGTTTTGGAGGTTGTTTAGGTTGCTCAGTTGGTTTAGATTCTTCTTCCTTTGCCTCAACTGTCTCAGTTTTCTTAGCTTGATCTTCTATGTAAAATCTCTTAGCTTCAACCATTCTAAGTTCTGTAGTTGCATCAGCAATTGCTTTTTGTGCCTCTAACAGTTTATCTTTATCACCTGAGTCATAAGCATTCTTATATCCTTCCTCAGCAAGTTTAAGCTTGTCTTTAGTTTGATTTTCATAACTAACTAAACTAGCTTTTTCTGTTTCTTGTACTTTTTGTGTTGAGTTTTGAAGTTGTGATTGAAGATCAGCAATCTGTTGTTGTTGCGCTTCGAGTTGTTCTTCTCTCTCTTTACGTTGTTTAACTAATTGTCTAATTCTTTTTTCAGCACCAGTAGTATTAATACCATCGAGTTCTTGAAGTTTAGAATCTATTGAATCTTCAGTCTCTTCTTTCTTAGTTTCAACTTTAGGTTGTTCTTTAGATTCTTCCGTAGTCTCTTCGACTTCGTATTCTTTTTCTGGTTCTTCTTGTTGGGGTTTTGAAACGTCTATAGTTTGGTAGCCGTCGTCTTGTGTTGTATTTTCTTTATTCATGTTTTCTCCGCAGTTACGAGTTACGATTACGTCAGTAGGCTAATTATATAACATTACTTACTGATATCCAAATAGTTAGGATCAAGATCCGCTGGGTCTGGGATAACCATTAACACTTGGTCATCAAACAACAACAACATTCTAATACCTTTGTAAAAGAATTTATCACCTTGATACTTACCATAAACAACATAGTCACCAGGTTTACACCATGCTCGACCTTTAAACTTATCTCTATCAGCATAGGCAAGTTCGCCTACTTTTAAAACACGACCAATAGTTGTTAAGTATCTAGCATCATCTTTAAATTTATCAGGTAATAAAATACCACCTTTTGTTTTTTCTCTAATTGCAACTGGTCTAATTAAAACATGGTAACCAGGAATGTTAGGTAATACCTTTGGATCAGGTGATTCTTTATGTGTAATCCAGTCATCGTTACCAGCTATGGCTGTTGCTACTCCTGCTGCTTTCATTCTTCGTCTTCTCCTTCATTGTATAAGTTTTTTTCTGCTAATTTAATTTCTTCAAGCGCAATCGTCAAGCCTTCAATTATACCAACTTGATATTTATAGTCTGCATAATTTTCTGATGATCCAGTTGAAATAGTATCAACTAAATTATTTTTTACCGTTGTAATTTTTTCTGTGAGATAGTTAGCTACGGCATCCATACTTCATGCCTTTCAAATAATTCTTTTTCAGATTCATACATAGCATCAAGATATTCTTGTTTTATCATTGCATCTTGAACACTGATAGGACCAGATGAGTCTCGTCCTCCAATAATTAATTTACCATGTTCGTATACTGAAGGTTCATCAAACTCTTCTCCAAGAGCATCTAACATAATTATTAAATCATTACATAAAGTTTCCATGTACCCAATTTTAATATTTGGATAATGGTTTAAAGTGTAATGATCATAGTAATCTTTAACTACATTTTTATTCCCGACTATTTTAGTAAGGAATGTTTCATAATCCTCAGCTTGGCATTCACGTTCAAGTCTTAAATTGTCTTGCCAATTCCATTTATGACCTCTGGTGTTAGATTTTTTTCTAGAACGGTGGTGAAACAAACTATGCACAAATGTCATAGGATGTCTAAGGAATGCAAATGTTTGTTTAACTCTAACCTCTGGAGTATTGTGTGAATCATATATAGCATCTCCCACAGGCCTAGATTGTTTAACATAAGATAACAACATCTGTTTTACCCAACGACCACCAGTCTTGGGTACATGTATGAATACACTATTTTTAAGTTCTATTGCCATTTAAAAACAAAAAGTCTCCATCAGTTATTTCTGGCATGGTTAAAGCTATCTTTATTCCATTCTCAATATTTTCTACTAGTTTTAGTCCTTGGCCTCTGTGATTATAAAAGCAAGTATAGCCTCTATCAAAACAAAATTTAAATGTAGTATCAACTGGGTATTTATTAAACTTATCATATATCTCAATCATCAAATGTGGTTGATGTTTCTCTATAGTTTTCTTTGCACCATTTAAAACATCAAGTTCAGTTCCCTCGGTATCTATCTTAATAAAACAAATGTTATCTGCATGTTTGTGTTGTTTATCAACTGTGGAAACTTCTACATCTATTGGAAAACCATCCACTAAATTTTGAAATGATGAGTTGGATAATCGATGACTGTCTACATAAAATTTATCTTTCCCAACTTTATTGGACATTGCGATATTATATGCACTAAAATTTAGATGATCATTTTTAATTTTACATAACTGTTCGTAGACTGGAGGTACAGCTTCATAAGCATAGACGTGTCCAGAATGTAGTGCAAAAAATTTACTGTACTGACCAACCGCAGCACCGATATCTAAGACAGTTCCCTCAGAATCAATATGGTCTTTGGTTTGCCCTAACATAAATTCTTTTACGTGAAGGTCATAATAATATGGGTTGAATACTCGTCGTTGTAAAACTTCTTTAGATAGTGTGTTTAATAAACTCATGGTTTCATAATTACTTGTAATGCAATCCGTTCTCTAGTATCCACATGTGTCCCTCTGTGCCAACCAAAGTTCGGTTCAAATAATATAAAATTACTTTCATCAGATGTAAAGTGTTTTAATTTTTTATATAAATGTTTTGATACATCTGTATTATCTTTAAACTGCCTAGAAAAATATGAGTTCTTTCTAGCCCATAGAGGTAGTTGTGCATTTGAAGCTCGTTCTTCAACCGTTGAAAGAGTGTTAGCAAGTTGGTTGCTTTTGCAGAATAACATTTCAACATCATCAAACTTCCAACGATGACTTTCTGGGATATAAGCAAACGGTCCATTTCCTCGTTGGACTGGATTAAGATAAATCATTGCTTTAATATAACTGTATTTTGGATCAATGTGTAATGTATATAAATTATTTTTAGGTTTGTGCTTTTGATCCGTTTGAAAATATTCGTTGAAGGTATCCTCTTTATCACTAACGTGTAAGTTAATATCTGTTATAGTGTAAGGTTCAGATAATATATTTAATTTTTTATAGATATCATTTAACTTATTATAAATTATGTGGTGGTTTGGTAGTCTTAATATTTTATCTTGAATCCTAGAATCTCTAACTGGATCAATAGATTTAAGATCAACTATTTCTTTTTCTAAACAATCAACCAAAGGATCTGTATCAATAATGGTGCTATAATATCCTAAGTCATCAAAACCTTTTGGTCCTTTATAGATAATGTTTTTAGATTTTAATTTTAATGTAAAGCCTGTTAAGGCAGACTGTAGTTGGTTTTTTAAAATAGGTGTAGGTTTTAATTGACTATATAAATTATTAATTGATAAAGAAAATAAATTTATATCTAAATTTTGTATAGCTCGTAATAGGTCATTGTATATTGATGGGTGATCATTTTTATTAGGTTCGTAACCTTCGTCATCAAAACAAACGGCAGGATCAGGAAGATCAATGCCGTGGTTTGTTATGCTACCCAATGTCTACATCTTTCGTAAGATCTACAAAAGCTAATTTATTTGTAGCTCTTTTATTTGTTGCTTCATCTGGATTTGTATGATGAAGTTTATTATAGTAATCCATTAAAGCATCAATGCTGTCTTTTTCAATTATATCTTTAAGATATTTGTCTGAGCCTTTCTTTTGGAACATGTCGGCTTCAAAAAGTATCTGTTGTTTTAACGGATCTAGTTTTGTAGCATCACCGTGTTTGGCTGCATCTTCTGCCCAACTAGGTAAATTATCTTTACCAACTGTATTTTTTAATCGGTTAACGGCAGTCTTTAGTGCACCTTTTGTAAACTGGTATAGACCTGCCGCACTTGACGTAGGGTTCTTAGCCATTGGATTATTGTCGCTTTCCACATCTTTAATATAGTTGCCCATGTTAACTATTTTTTTTTCAGCGCCTACTTGTCCCTCATCTATGCTGTCTAAGTTAAATCTTTGTAAATTTATATTACGAACGTCTTTTAGTAGTTTTTTGTCTTCGGCTGACATCGGTTCCTCCTGTACGGTTGTCTGTTGTGTTGGTATTTGTTGCGCCATCTTGGCTTGTTCTAAAAAATTTAGTGGTAAACCCTCGTCCTCCTTCTCTTCTTCTTTTGGTATTATGACGGGATTAGCCACTGGTGGTATTGTAGGATCTGGTTTTCCAACGGATGTGGCTTGATTAGCTGCCATCTTAAACATATCGGCTGCCACTGCTGGTCCTCCTGCCGATAGATTTTGTTGGTTATCCGTTGCTATTATCGTCTTATCCTTATCCATCATCTTTAATAAATCCATAACAACTTTTGCTGTTACGTTTTCAGTATCTGATTTTTTCTTTTCATCAAGCTTTGCAGCTTCAACCATTGCATCTATTTTTATCTCTTTTTCTTTAAGTTGTAAATCTTTTAGTTCTAGTTCTTTTTTATTTTCAATAGCTTGTTTTTGTATGTTTAAATTTTGTTGCTCTATGCTATCCAATCCACCTTGCGCTGCTAACTGGTTCGCTGTGAGAATCTGTTTGGCTGACTCTGCCATAATCATAGTTAGACTAGCGCCTTGGTCTACTTGACCCTCTTGCGCTTTCATTAGTCCACCCATCTGTTCTTGGAATCGAAGAACCATATGTTCACGAATGTTTGCTAGTAATATAGGTTCAACTTGTTTCATAATTGGGTTGGCACCATTGAGCGGGTCTTGCACGTAAGCGGTCTTCACGGCGATGTGAGCATCGTGGTCTTGTCCTGGAAAAGCTTTGATCGGCTGTCCACGTGTAGCTGACATGATATCGGCGAGAGGGTCCTGTTGCATGGCCTGTTTGGGTGCATTCATAAACCGTTCTGGATTATCAACATTAGCCGCGGCAAGAACCGCTTTGTTTACTTCTGGCATGTTGAAAGTTCCTGGTGGTGACTGTGAAGCCAACTGTAACATCAGCTGAGCTTGAGCGAGTCTGTGTGAGTTCGATGGAATGTTTGGGTCACTAACAGGAATGACATCGACACGGCCATCAAAATCTTGCTTGAATATCTCGGCAGACTGTCCTATAATGTCATAAGGATAAGCAGTCGGTAAAAACTCATTGTTTATTCTAGCTAATATTTTAAACTCGTCCTTTTGGGACTTGTGGAGTCGTTTGTGAATTGCTGAAAAAAACTTACCTGATGCTTCTAATAATGCTAATGTCGTGCCAACCGGACCGTAGTTCGTTGCATCAGACACTACTTGATCTGTCGTGTCAGCAAATTTCTGGCCGGCAGTGGCTACAAAGCCTAGCATTTGATAAAGAGTCTGAGACGGTTCTTTATACGGGAGAGGAACTATGGACTTGCCCAAGTCTAGACCCGTTGACTCAACGTCACGAAACTCCCCCGGCATTATCGGAGAGTTATCCCCAACAACTCTGACACCTCTGGCTTTAAATCCACCTGGTAAATTAGAGAACTGACCTGCATCAATCAATGCTCTCATTGCTGCCGTTGCCGACATTGTAAGATTACCAAGAAAATGTATTAACCCTAGTCCGTAAAATCCAAAACCTGGTACAAACTTGTAACTAACAAAGTGTTCTCTCTTTACAAATCGTGAATCACCATCATTCCAGTTACGACGAATGCTTAAAACTTTTTTAGAACTTTTATCAATAGTAACGATGTAGGGATAAGCTACACCCGTTGGACTATTAAATGGTTCTGGTAAATCTAAATACAAATGTTGTTCAAGGAGTTGATAGCTTGGATCGTATGGGTTCTCATCGTATGCCGATAGTCCCATAATCTGTTCTGCTTTAGATGTAATGTTACCTCTATCTGTTTTTTCTGGATCACCAAGATCAAGTTCGCTATACATACCCGCATCCATATCTTTTCGTAGATCATTCTCGCTACGATAAATAACGTGAGTGTATCTATCAGCACGACGTAGATCAGATACTAAGTTTGATACATGGAACTGATCAATAGGTATGAACTCTGATATCGGTCTTCCTAATGTTTCATCATAATAAACTTTTTTAACTGCCGTACCGATTAACGGTAGGTGGAATAACATCTTTTCAAACTCATCGAAATACTCTGGCATCTCTTCTGTGAGTTGATAGTTCATAAAATCTTTTACACGTTGCGCTTGTTTTTCTTTATCTGGAGTTTGTGATCCGACTACTTGAGTTTTAACTGGACCTTTACTTGGAAATAATTCTTGTGATGCCTTTGATTGAAACTTGACGGCATTTTCTATAATCAATGGATGTGTTGCAGTACAGGCCCCATCAAATGGTTCTGTTGTTTCTTCTAATTTAAGACCGAGTAAATCAAAGCCTCGTTCAAATGTCTGCTCCCATTCTTCTCTGGACTCTTTATCTGACTGATAGTTATCTAATACTGTATTGGATATTTCTTCTAGTTGATCCTCTTCCATTAAGTCAGCAAGGTTCGTATAGAAATCTTCACTGATAGAAGCCAGCATCTTACCACTGTTTTCGTTTAAAGCCATCTCAACTTCACCCGTCATTGGGTCTACGTTAACAGCTAAGTCTTCTTCTTGTTCTTCATTTATATTTACATCAATACCTAAAGACTCAGACTGTGTATTAAGCTTGTCTTTAGCTACGTCAATTGGTGCAGTTATATCATTGGGATTCTTTTCTATTGCCATGTTTAATTAGATACCTTCCAGTAGGTTGCCTTATTTTTTTTATAAGTATTGTCATTATCACTATAATACGGATCATGGGGATGTTGCAAGTGCCAAGAATCTTTCATATAATGTATCGCCATTACCATCGCATCCACTTGGTCGTCATGCGCCGCGTTCGGAAAACTGACGGCTTCATCAAATAATATTTGTGCCCACAGTTTATTTGGCAACCATACTCGACCTGACTCTACCAAGGGTGAGGCAGCATAGGCTCTCGCTACTTTATCACGATCAGGAGTATACTCAAGTATTGGTAGACCCGCTCTTCGTAAATCTTGTATTAACGATTGCCCACTGGCTTTCTTCTCTATTATTATAATGTCTGGGTCGTGTTCATCAAATGCATCTTGTGCATTACTTCGTAACTCTGGATATTCAAAACGACCTCGAACACTACCTAATAAAATTAAATTACCGATATCTCTTTCAGTTCCTTCACTATCTGTTTCGGTTGTAACAAAGATACCCCAAGTTTGAATTACACTATAGTCTGCTGTAGTTCGTGTTGAAAAAGCAGTATCCATAGTTTGTATTATAAAATCACACTGAGGTGGATCTTTCTCATCCCATATTTTAAACCACGATTTTTTAAGTATACCACCCTCTGCTGGTACAGGATTCTGCATATATAGTGATTCCCAATATCGTGAACCGTTGTGTCTGCGAATTTCTGCCTCATCGTTTTCTAATATCTCTCTTGGTTTCCATTCTGGAAAATATGATTCACCAACTGGTAGGTTTAGTATCTTACTACTATTATCGTCAACCCACGCAGGTATTCGTATAACTTCCCAGTTCAAAGCTTTATCTGTGTCATCACCTTGATTAGATAACAACCAACCACATATATCATCCTCGTGATATCGAGTGTTGATTATCACAATAGAACCATTCGGCATAAGTCTTGTTCGTAAACCTGCTGGATACCACTCTTTAATATATCTTCGACCTGCTTCACTGAATGCATCTTCCTCTGACATTACGTCATCAAGTAAAGCTACGTGCGCACCACGACCAGCAATCTGTGTTCGTACACCTGCTGCTACATATACACCATTCTTATTAGTTTGCCACTTACCTGCAGCCCTGACATCCGATCTTAACTTGACATCTTCAAAGATAGATTGATAATCTTGATCATTAACTACATCTCGAACACTTCTACCAAAGTCTGATGCTAGTTGATCACTGTGTGATACCGATAATATCTCGTGATTAGGGTGACGACCTAGATACCATGCTGGAAATAGTTTAGAACATATCAAAGATTTAGAACTACGTGGGGGTAAGAAGACCATCAGTCGTTTAATATTACCTTGTTCTACTTGTTGTAGCTTTTTACTAATGACATCTATGTGTTTGCCCATTTTAAAGTCAGCAACTAACTTAGGTGCAAAGGCTTCTATGAATCCAGAGAAATTATCACGGACATTTTGGAATGCAAGGTAACGAAGTTTAGCAATATCTTCGTCGCTTATAGGTTCACTACTCTTTAGGTTCATCGTTTGACGATACAACTTTTAAACCAGCTATTTTTACTAAACGAGCCACATCTTTTTTCTTATCTCCCGTTTCAAAACCAGTTGTCTTTACAGTTTGCTCTACTTTATCTACAAACATGCCTAAATGTTTGGCAATATGCTCCATAGATTTGTTAGCATTTGTAAAATCACTGTCTTGCATAGCTTCACTGTATACTTTAGCTAGTCTTTCTAGAACTTTTTCTTTTGTCCACGTAATTTTAGTTACGGCTTCGTCTTGATACTCCTTGATTCGCTCCATAACCTTTTCATTCTTCATAATTACCCTAGCTTTAGCCCTAGTTCGTGCATCATTCTTGTCTGGTTGGTAGCCTGCTGCTAAATATGCCTTAACTTCGTCCCCATGACCTGCAAATTCTATGCAGAATTTCTCTTGCATAGCGGTTAGTCCACGAAATGTAGGAACTTTTACGTTATTGTCTTCTGGTTTCTCTAACATTCTCTTTTTATACTCCTCTGGGTTGGTTTTTTGTATCCTTCTTAGTCTTCTGCGCTCTAATTCTTTCTGTATTTCTTTTAATTCTTCGCCCCCTCCGTATATTCTCGCCTTTCTTTTAACTTTATGCAAGTTAATTAACTCTTCTTCTGTCATTTTACCGTAGAGAATGTGTACTTTTTTCTTTGTCATAGCTTTAAATCTTTGAAGGGAGGATAATAACCCACAACTACCACTCCCTTCTCTTTACATACCAGTAGTCCAAAGCTGTAGGAGACGAATGGAGCTTCTAAACTTAGTTTATTAGGATAAAACTAAGCGGATGTAACTGGTAGAAATAATATAAACGACTAATTGACAATATGCAAGTAATTGTTTATGGTCTAGTTTTATGGAGATAGGAGAACTCAAATGTTAAAACCACAAATATTAACTGTATGGTTTAGTAACGAACATATTAACTCTAATTTTTTAGACCAAGATAAACCAATGTCTAAAGAAGAGTACAGTAAATTTATTGAATGGGCAGAACAGAACGATTACTATGAAAAAATTTCGAAAGTAACCCAACATTTTGTAAATAAATTTAGAGAGCAATGAGACCTGAAGAATTTTTATATAAGCCTATGGTTTTATTAGACCACCGTATTATGGAGTACCAATTCTGTATGCAGAACATACTAAACCCAAAAGGACACTATTTAGAATTTGGTGTGTATGAAGGTAAATCTATAAATTATTTAGCCAGTTTAAATAAGAAAGTAACATTTCACGGCTTTGATAGTTTTGAAGGACTACCCGAACAATGGTTCATGGGTCATAAAGTTATTGAGAAGGGTCATTTTGCTATGAATGAATTACCAAAGGTAGTACCAAATGTAGTATTACATGAGGGTTGGTTTGAAGACACTATACCTATCTGGAAGAAAGATCATAATAACCACATATCATTTATGAATATTGATTGTGATTTATATACATCTACAAAAACTGTTCTTGAATTATTAAATGATCAGATTGTTAGTGGTACATTAATACGGTTTGATGATTTGTTACCATCACCTATATCCCCTTATCCAAAATGGGAAGAAGGAGAATGGAAAGCTTTAAGTGAATGGTGTGTAAATTTTAAAAGAGAAGTTGTACCAATGGCCAGATCTTGGAAACAAGGTTGTATTATGAAAGTTGTGACATGATAAACACAAGTATTGGAAGAGCTTTTATTTATACATGTGGACATATAGTCATAGCAATGAATGTTGTCTACTGGTTGACTGGTGCTTCATTGTTTGAAGCTGGGTTAGTTGCTTTAGTAGAACCATGTATTAATGGATGTTGGTATTATATACTTGATAGATATTGGACAACACAAATGAAAGCATCAGATGGTTGAAAGAATTATGGATCCCAATAATATTAGGGCTGATCATTTAGAGCGATATAACTTTGCGGTAAAGAAAATAAAAGAGCTTGTTAGTAAGCCCGCTGATATTTTAGATATTGGTTGTGGTATTGGGTATGGTTCCTACATCCTACACAATATGCTTAATTGTGGGATAGATTGTATTGATAAATCAGAAGAAGCTCATGCTATATATCTAAAGTCGTATGCCGATAAAGCTCCAGGAATTAATTATATGGTTGAAGATTTTACCAAGGTGGACATTGAAAAACTACCAGTTAGCTACGATGCTGTTGTATCATTTGAGTTTATCGAACACATACCACCAGACTTGGCACAAGGAGTCTTTGATTTAGCCGCAGAGAAATCAGATATATTCATAGTGTCATCTCCGAATGAATGTGTGCGCCCCCACCAACTACCACCAGTCAATGAGTTTCACTATAAGCACTACACCCCAGTCGAGTTCGAGGCTATGGGTAAACAAGGTGGGTTCACTGACGTAGACTTCTTCTGTCAGACTAGTGGGAGCCACCCTATGGTAAGACCCGGCCTAGAGCGAGGTAAGTTTATGATCGGTGTATTTACAAAGTCTAAAGTTTTAGGTAGGGGTATGGGTACCCTAAATTTAGAAGCAAGGGGCCATATTTGAAAATCTGCTCATTTTGTCTATGGTAGACACAATATATAAGAGCGCTGCATAGGGTAATTTTTTTAGCCCCCAGTCTAGATAGAGACTATCCCTACCCACCATTTAAGATGAGTAGGATAGTCTCTAGCAATTACTTACTAGATACTTCTTTTTCAATTGTCACTGGCTTAGCAATTCCAGTAGCAGTATCAATGATAAAGGTTTTACCATTAATTTGAGTCACAACACCATTTGATTTTTTAGTCTTAGGTTGTTTCTCTTTTTTCTCTGGAATGAAAGTTTTCATTTCAGTAACTAAAGACAGAAAGTTTTTATCATTCAATGATTTAATATGAGTAAGCAACCATACCATATTAGATGGGCTTGCCATAATGCCTCCTCTTTTGATGTTATCATTAAACAGTTTAATCATTGGTGTATTATACTCAGTGATTAAAGCAAAGTTTCCGTCTGCTATATCTTTTTCTCTATCAGTGAAAAGTTTATAGTCTTTTGGGTTTTTTGAAATTTTCATATTTATATCCTTATGTTAAATGTTAATTTCAAGTTATGGGAACCATTCCCATTCTAAGATTTTAAGCAATTCAAAAAGCATTGTCAAATCATTAATTATTTTTTTTGAATCTAGATTAATTTTTTGAAAAGCTGCATTTATACTACACCTGGAATTGTGTACAATTATTTATACTACACCTGGAATTGTGTACAATACTATTTAGATTTAGATTGTCATTTCTAAATTAAATCTAGTTTTAAATCTAATTTAAATTTAAATCAAATCTAGATTAGAGTATCATACGAAGAAGATTCGCTAGTCTAGTTTAGAATCATTCTAAATACATAGAAAATCCCTAGTTTAATCAGGGAATATCAGCGCAGTTAGAATCAGAAACTGCAATAATTACAGTAAGATAGTCTAAGACTTAGTGCATTTTGTTGTTGCAATTGGTCGGCTTTTCGGCTACCATCGGAAAATCAAGGCTTTTTGCCAAAATTTCTTGGTATTTAGTTTAGATATTATAATAACTTATACACTATTCTAGGGCATTCTATATTTCCTTCCCTTATCAGCTTTAGAATAGTGTATTAACAAAGGAGATATATTATGGGAACTGTAATAAAGTCAACAGCTAGTAAGAACATAGGTCTTAAGAGAAGTTGGGGTGGAGAACAATATAAAGGTCAAACGGTCAGTATTGTTAATCGTAAAAACAAGTTCAATAAAATATTAAAGTCTGGAAAACCTAAGCATCCATATGAGGATATATTCATTGACGATGCATTAAGAATAAACAGACATCAAGCAAAGTTTCTTATTAAAATCCTTAGAACTAAACTTGTCAGCAAGAAGTTAGCTGCTGATTTAGAGAAATGGGTTAAAGGTAAGGAAGAACCAGACTACTCAGTGAAGTGGTTAGGATAATATAAACTTAACAAAGGAGATAACATGACTAATTTAATTATGGTTCGTAAAGACTTTGAAGCATTAGCATCTAATTGGATTGACGATGAAGAGAGATATTACTCAGAAAGTTGTCACGATATTATGGCTGATGTTAGTTACAAAAACTGTGAGTATCATGAGAAACTTGTCAAAGGAGAGATAGAACCTTTTGAAATTCCCACAAGTAAGTTAGCCGATGGATACGATTATACTCATCTTAGACATCTAGAGGATTACTTTAGCCAAGAACAATTCTATAACAAAGGAGATATATTATGAGTAGATGTTTAGACGACATCTTTGATATTCAAGATGCAATTGTAGTGCTAGAAAAACTTGAATTAGATAGTCCAGTACACCACGAAGAACATACTGAAGAAACTAGAAAATCAAAATTTAGAGTGTTGTTTGATTTATATGACCAACTAGAGTCACATATAGAACACGACATTGAACACTATACTAAGTCAGAGATTAAGAAACTGTATCATCAAAGGTTTATTGATAAATACGATATATTAGACAAAACAGAACAAGGAGATAACTAATGGATATTCAAAGAGAAAGACTAATAACTAAAGTACTAGAGCAACCACTTGAAGAGTTGCTTAGACAGTTAGATACTAATGAAGTTCAAGTATTATTCATATACATCAATAAGGTAGTAGATAAGAAAATGAAAGACCGATTTGATAAAGATATGGCTAAACTTAAACAAATATAAGGAGATAATGACGATGTTGACTGAAAATAAAATACTCTACTATCTCAAACACGAGGTAGTAGATTACAAAAACCTAACAGTTAAGGAACTTAAACAACTGAGGAAGTTGGTATGGACTTTGACATCTAAGATGCCGTGTCCTAGTCTATCAATATCAGCTTTTCTATGTAGAGTTGGAGACAAGCTATCCAAGATTAAGGATAGTGTTTGTTATTTTTGCTATGCTAGACGAGGCTTTTACCACATGCCTAATGTCAAAGCAAAGCACCAACAGATGCTAGAGTTTATGGAATCTAAATACTTTGTTGATGTTATGGTGCAACTCAACTCAGAACTATCATTCTTTAGATGGTTTGATAGTGGTGATATTCAGAGTCTAGATATGGCAAAAGATATCTTAGACATCTGTGAACAAACACCAAACTGCAAGTATTGGATACCAACTAAAGAGTACAAAGATTGGAAGACTATATTAAAATCTAGGTCTTTACCTAGTAATGTTGCTCTTAGGTTTTCAACACCAATGAACGACACACCACCACTAGACAAAGCACCACTAACTACAACTGTCTTTACATCTGAGGATAGTTTAGGTGCAGTTGGTGTCAAGTGTGGTGCTAGTTACAAAGACAAGTATGAATGTGGCGACTGTCGTGCTTGTTGGGATACTAATATCAACAATGTCGCTTATGCTAAACACTAACAAAGGAGATAACTAATGCCAAAGGTAGCAATTTATAGAAACTTACAAAAGAACTGTTTGTCTATTCAATCTAGAGAACAAGTTAGTTACGGATTAATTATCGGTTATTGTAAATCGATATTCCTTAAACGATCTAAGTTTGTTGTTAGAGAAAAAGGTAGACTAAGAGTTCTTAAAGAGGGTAGAAAGAATGTCCATGCTTTTATAGTAGGGGAATGCCCTAGCTTAAAGCAATGGAGTTGGCTAAGAGATATCAAGATGGGTGGTAACCCTACGACTAAAGTATTCTACAACCCTTACAAATATTCAACCTTTGTGGATAAGGATGGCAACCCAGTCCATAAAGCAAGAGCCGTACTGGTTAATACTAACTACATTGATGCCGATATTACAAAGGAGATAACTAATGACTACTACTCAAGAAATAAGATCTAAAATATTAGATGAGACATATGAACAATCAGTTGATGAGTTAAAGAATTGGCTACTAGACTCTTCTGACCATCAAGAACTTGTTAGACTTGTCAATGAAGTGGTACGAGTAAAGTTTATAGCAAGGGAGAAAGACTAATGAAACTAGAAGCATTTAAGATAGCATATCTATCTAACATATTAAAAAAATTCTGCACTAATGAAAGCCTACCTTTTATGAGTGCCGATGACTTATTACACGACCCAACAATAACTAAGACACCACTACAAACTAAGTGGTTGCAGTATTATTGTGAGTGGTGGAATGAGTGTATTATTAACCCACAAACAAAGGAGTAAATCATGGGTTTTGAACGACAAGAACTAAGAAAACTTAGAGAAACATTACAACAAGTAATTGATGGTACATTTACCTACAATGAAAGACATGGAGTCGGAGACTTCCTTAGTAATTATAAACTTGATATTGGTAACTGTAGCTACAACGACTCGAAAGCTACGTTCAAACTTGAAGTAACTATCAAGGGTGCTAAGAGTGAAGAGAGAGTAGAACTTGAAAAGAATGCAGACTACTTTGGACTTGACCTTGATAAGGATCATCCAGAGTGGATACTTGTAGGTTACAATCGTAAAGCTAGAGGATATCCAGTACTAATGAAAAAGAAAAGCAATGGTAAGACTTACAAGTTTACTCTTGAGAGTGCTAAACAAATGTTCAAAAAGGAGGTAGCATAATGGAACTAGAAACACTAGGCAATAAGGTGTCAGATATATTTGATGCCATCGGTCGAATAGAAATGAAGTTACAAGACATTGATGACAGAGTAAATGAACTGTACTCTAAGGTCAACGATGGTCAGACAGAGATCAGAGATGAGATTCACGATGTCTATGTGACTTGCGATGGTATAGATTCCGAAGTGAAAAACATTGAGGGATACTGTTCATCTATCAACTCGAACATCGACCAACTGAAAGACTGATTGACTTTCGCTAGATTAATTATATCATAGTTAGTCTAGTGGGGTAGTGTCCTTTTTTATATATCCTTTGTGGCACTATCCCACTAGCCTAACTATAACTCGGTGATAGTTAGGTGGTATAACCCACACCGAAAAGGAGACGACACTATGTCACACATAGGAAACGATGCTTGGTATGAGCAACAACAAGATACTTTCTTAGAGGATTATGGTTCTTTAATCAATGTTCTACAAGAGTATCATCAAGTTATGGCGAATCAATCTGATAAGTCAGAGAATGAGATATCATTTGAAGTTATTAGGGTAGCTTGTAAGCTATTTCCTAAATGGAAAAAGCTTTTACCAACTGACATACTTGAGAAAGCTATGGACTTTTACGATGACTACTTAGAATCTGGTGGTTTTCATAATGGTAAATATAAATCCGAAGAGGGAGAAGAGATTCTTCCTAGCTACTTCGAACCAAGGGATGTTTAGATATGTATAAATTACTCGGTGCATTTGCACTCTATGGTTTTGTAATATTAATTATCTTTCATATACTTTTATGGTTCACAACAAACTTTTAAGGAGACACTATGCCAATTAGAAAATGGAATAAACTTCATGTCGTAACCCACAACGATATGTATCTAGTATCCGTAGGTGCTAGTCTATTAGGTGAGATAACTGAGTCATACGATAACCTACTTCGTATGCTTGGCACACCTAGAGATGAGAACACTAAGTGGGTGAGTTGGGGTTTACAGTTTGATACAAACCTCAGCTCTGTAATTACAATACATACACCAGACGAGGACAAACACATTGATGTTTGGGATCGTAAACGATGGTATGTGAGTGGTCACAATAAAACATACTATAAAAATTTCTTAAACAAGTTACATCAATTTAGAAAGGACGCACTATGACAAAAGCTACAAGCTTTACACTCGAGCAACTAAACCAAAAGCAGCAAGAGGTACACAATCTTCAGATGCAATTGAAGAAGTGCATTAAAGAGCGAGATGCTCTTAAAGAAAAAGCACCTACTAGAATGTATCGTTATGTTGTAACTGAGACTGTAGAAAGTGAACGATGGTTCGATGCTCACTCTGATGAGGATGCTCGACAACAATTACAACAAATGAAAGATGGTGCTATCGATTGGGACTTAGAACAACACGATGCTGAAATGGTAGATGAAACATTATTCTACTGTCCAGATAGTGGTGAGGGTCACGAGGAGGTGAAGATATGAGTATTGTACCAACGAAACAAGACTTAAGGTGGGCAAGTAGTCACTACCTATGTGAAACTTTACCATCAGACTATGACGAATGGTCTGATAAAAAACTTGATAAGTTTATTGAAGATAATGCTTGGGAGTTTTTCGAATATGCAGACCCTAAATTTATATGGGAACAAATTGAATCACTTGCTTGGAGTATGAGACAATACCTAAAGGAGGGCATATGAAACATAAACTATTAGATTTATTTTCTGGCATCGGTGGGTTCTCTCTTGGTGCAGAGGCTAACGGCATACCAACTGTAGCCTTTGTAGAGAAAGACCCATTCTGTCAGAAAGTATTACGTAAACATTGGAGTAACACACCAATCATATCTGATATTAGAACAGTGAAAGGAGAAGATTATGAAACAGATGGAGTTACAATTGTCAGTGGAGGATTCCCATGCCAACCATTCAGTCAAGCTGGAAAAAGAAAAGGGACAGATGACGACAGATATCTCTGGGATGAAACTCTTAGAGTCGTTACCGAAACAAAACCAAGGTGGTTTATTGGAGAAAATGTTGACGGACTTGTTAACATCCAAGACGGCATGGTACTCAGACAAGTGCAAGATGACTTGGAAAAAGAGGGTTTCAAAGTCCAATGTCTTGTTGTTCCAGCTTCAAGCATCGGTGCTTGGCACCAAAGAAAAAGAGTCTGGATCATTGGACACAATGTATCCAACACCATCGGCGAGTTGTCAGATGGATGTAGTGGCACCACCAGACACAGTGAATCAGAACTCAAAGGGATGGTCAGTGACGAGGCTAAAAACTGGAACAAAGTTTGGAGCGAAACTGAACGATGTGATCAACAAACTGGATCACGAGGGAATGTATCCGACACCACTGTCAAGGGATTGGAAAGACATGGGTCACAATCCTCTGACTTGCAAGAGTCCAAGGAGAGACAAGACAGTTCCGACCGAGGTTCTCAAGGACAACATACATGGTGGCAAACTGAATCCAAACTTCGTGGAGTTCCTCATGGGATATCCTACGAACTGGACAAAGATAGAGCCAATCGAATAAAGGCACTCGGTAATTCCATAGTGCCACAGATTGCCTATCAATTATTTAAATCAATAGTAACTGTAACAAAGGAGGACAATCATGAGCAAGTCTATTGGTGCTGACCCAAGAATCATACATTGCGAACAAGCAATGAATGACTGCCGTCATCAAGCACGAATGTGTAGGGTTGATGGTAATACTAACGAGGCTATGTGGTATGAGACACAAGCCGAATACTACGAAGAAATGCTACTGCAAGGTAGAGAATATGAACCACTATTTTAAGGAGAACAATAATGGATATAAAAAAAGTATACAGTAATAAAACTCTAAAAGACTTAGAGAAAGAATATGAACATCTGAACATATTTGATTTAGTAAAGATGAACTTCACATTAGAAGCACATCAATCGGCAGTTAAAAAACTAATCAAAAAAAATAGGAGTGCATAATGGATCCAGTATCTTTAATCATAGGTATAACAATGAACCTATACACGTTAAACAATATGGATTTCTTTCATCAACGATCTGCCAACAACAAGACTATGAACTGTCGTTGGGAGTATGTTGGTAAGAAAAAACCAGACCCACAGAACCCAAGCCTCACACTCTTGGGTGATGTGTATTATAAACAACACTGTGTGAAAAAGGAGACAGACTGATGTTAAGTGAACCAGAACAAATACCTAACGATGATGATGATTGTAATGGTGAGTATGAAAGAGAACTTGCCGAGAAAGAACTAATCAAAGTCATAACCAAACTTGAAAAGAAAATAACCGACAAACAGAACTTATTTGTTGGGGCGATGTGTACCTTGATGGATGCTTGTTATTTTCATGCACCGACGGACTCAAGTGCAGCACATTTAATATTAACTACACATCAAAGAGTGCTAGAAGCAAGAAAGGAAGCGAGTGAAGATGACTAAAGAACTGTTTGCTTTATATCTCACGTTCTCTAGTCCAACTGGAGATCAAGAGAGGTTTGTTCGAGGAGTGCCTAACTGTGAGAACCTACAACCAATCGTTGAACAAGAGTTTGAACGATTGAATATTAATCGAGATGGAATAAACTTTGGACATATGTGTATCGGTTGGGAGTTCCATCTCATAAGACAACAAGCACAAGAACTGCAGCACAATAGATTAACGACACCACCACAACCACAAGTAACATCAAGACCTTGTGTTGTGCCAATAGAAAGGAGTGAGTAATGATTGAACCAGTGATCATTAGTTTTTGGATAGAGATAAACTCAAGACTTTATCACAAAACTATTACAAAAGTTTATAATGAATGTGAGCCTATAGTCGAAAAATTATATGAACAGTATGAGAAATCTAAACATAAACTTGTAGCCGTAAAGTGTGATACTTTTCAGGACTATAAAGCTAAGATGGAGTACTTCGATGACGAAAGGTAATGGTGAAGACATACAAGACGACAAGATTCTTACTGATGTAGAGATGGTCTATGCATTGGCTAAGATAAAACACTTCAAAGATGTGGTGCAAAGAATATCAATTAAAAGTTTTTCTCAAGAACAATACTTTGATCTTGTCGATGCAATCTTTGAAGATATATTTAACCCACTAAGTGATAAGGAGAAACAATAATGGGAGACAAAAAAATTGCAGTGCAAGATATCATTGAGTTGTTGGAAGAACCAATAGACTTAATCAAAACAATTACTACGGATCCAATAGAGATAGAACATATTATAAACTATGCTTTGTATGAATATCTCTATCCACCTAAACGATCGGCACGAGATAGGATTATTAAACCAAAGGTTACATCTAAGGTTGTTGATCCAAAAGACGTACCATTTAAGAGTCAATTTAAAAACTCACACACAATCGCCATCACTGATGACCGACCTTGTGATACTGAGGCACCAAATGTTGTAAGGGTAGATTTTAGTAATGACTAAGTGTAAACGAGAGGGTTGTTCTCAACCAGCTAAGAAAGTTTATTGTTCGATTTCTTGTGCTGCCGTTGTGAACAACTCTTTATACAAGAAGAAGATTCGCCGTGATCCAGGTCATTACCACTGCGCCTACTGTAATACAAAACACGATCGCCGTAGTAACACGATGAACAAGTATTGTGATAATGTCTGCCAACAAAAGCATCGCAAACATATTCGCAATGTAAAAATAGAACGAGATGAGAATATGGGTAGGTCTGTTGGTAAGAAGAGACAGATCATATCTTATCTCAAGGATAATAACCGATGGCATTGCAACCAGTGTGGGGCAACAGAAGAGGAGGCACCGATGGAGTTCCATCATATCGATGGGAACCGTCACAACAACCGTCTGTCAAACTCGATGGTGCTATGCCGTAATTGTCATGGGAGGACACAGAACTTCAAGGCTAAAAATAAAGGGTGTGGTCACTATATATAGTTCTAATAGTTATCTATAGATACTAATAGTTATCTATAGGTACTAATAGTTATAAAGAGATACTAATATATTATATATAGAAGCTAATAGAACTATGATTAGATTAACATTAGACTAATACTAGACTATATATAGTCCCCCTCTGTATATGGGGATAGGCTATCACTGATTTCGAAATCTGGCAACCCCTTGACAAAAATAAATAGAGGAGATATTAATAGGGCAAGACCCGCAAAAATAATAAGGAGACGACTATGACAGTAAACCAAAACCCATTTGTAAGACACACCGCTTGTGAACAATGTGGATCATCTGATGCTAATGCTTTATATGCTGATGGCAGTCGGTATTGTTTCTCGTGCCGAACCTACACCGAACCTCCCAAGGACAAGACCCAACTTGAGGAACTGCTCGGAGATGACACAAAAATTCAAGCCGAAATTACTAAGATTATTTCTTTAGGTAATAGTAAACCAATACTCGAAAGAAAGATAAGTGAAAAGACTTGTGAGTTTTTTGGAGTAACTACAACTAACAGTGATAAACCTAATCTTTATAAACACCACTATCCATACTTTGATGATGAAGGTAATCACATCGCTACAAAGCTCAGAAGAGTAGTTGACAAATCATTTAGTGTAGAAGGTAAAACTGGTAAAGCCTTGTTGTTCGGCCAACAACTATTTAGTTCTAACAATTCTAAAATTATAACTATCTGTGAGGGTGAGATAGATGCCTTGTCAATCTATGAAATGATGTTGCCTAAATCTTATCCAGTGGTCAGTGTTAGAACTGGTGCAGCTGGAGCTTTCACCGATTGTAAGAAACAATACGAATATATAAACAGTTATGAAAAGATATACCTATGTTTTGATAACGATGAACCAGGTCGTGAGGCTAGTAAAAAAGTAGCCGAACTATTTCCTCCAAAGAAAGTACACATAGTTAATCTAGGTTTAAAAGATCCAAATGATTATTTAGTACAGAATAAGAAGCATGATTTTATGACTAGATTTTATGCTGCACAAACATATACACCAGAGGGTATTATACTTGGTGAGAATACATGGGATCTTATTGCTAATGAAAAGGTAATCGAATCAATACCTTATCCGTGGGATGGTATGAATACTATGACCTATGGTATGAGACTCGGAGAGTTATGTACCTATACTGCGGGGTCTGGGATAGGTAAGTCTAGTGTAATGAGAGAACTAGCTTATCATATAATAAAGAACAGTAATCATTCAGTTGGTTGTTTATTCTTAGAGGAATCTGTTGAACGAACAACCAAAGGTATCATGTCTGTACATGCCAACAAACCACTACACCTACCATTCTGTGAATCAACTATGGAAGAGAAACGTACAGCATGGGAGGCTACTCTTGGTACAAACAAGATAAGAATGTGGGATCACTTTGGTTCCACCGATATCGATAACATTATATCTAAAGTACAGTACCTAGCTAGTGGATTAGATTGTAAGTTTATTATACTTGATCACTTGACTATGATTGTGTCGGCAATGACTGGTGACAATGAGAGAAGAGCAATCGATAGTATAATGACACGACTCAGAACTTTAGTCCAAGAACAGAACATACATCTAATGTTGGTATCTCATTTAAGTAGACGAGCCAGTTCTGATAGTGGACACGAGGAGGGTGCGATAGTTAGTCTGTCACAACTCAGAGGTTCACACGGTATTGCGCAACTCTCTGACTTTTGTTTCTCATTAGAAAGAAATGGACAAGCAGAGGACATGGAGAAGAGAAACCAAACTACGGTTCGTATATTAAAGAACAGATTTAGTGGAGAGACTGGACCATGTTGTTGGTTACAATGGCATAAGGATAGTGGTCGCTTGACTGAAATATCTAACCCAAAATCTAAAGACAACGATGACTTCAGGGAGGTGAATGATGGATTCAAAGTTTGACACAGTAGTTCTAGACATAGAAACAGATAGTCTCAATGCTACTAAGATACATTGTATATGTGTCCAGGACTATGCTACTGGAGAACAGAAAGACTTTATACAAGAGCAAGGATGTCAAGAGTTCAAAGAGTTTCACAACCATGAACGTAAATACATTATGCATAATGGTATAAGCTTTGACGGCCCAGTATTAGAAAGACTTCTAGGTATCACAATACCTTTAGAAAATATTATTGATACACTTCTTATATCACAGATGATCAATGCACACATAGATGGTGGTCATAGTTTAAAATCTTGGGGTAAGAAACTAACACGAGGTGGTAAGCTAGAGTTCAAAGACTTTGAAGAATACTCAGAAGAGATGCTCAAGTATTGTCAACAAGATGTACATGTCACTCGTAAACTAATGCAACATCTAGCGCCAAAGATAACACGGTTCAGTGTTGATAGTGTACGTATGGAACATCGCATCAGAAGAATCATAGACCAACAAGAGAAGAATGGATTCTATTTAAATATAAACAAGGCACATGATTTGTTAGAAGAGTTGAAGACAAAGTCAGAAGATTTAAATAAAGATTTACAAACTATCTTTCCAACAATCTACACCCCACGATTTCATAAGACAACCAACAAACCATTGAAGGATCACGTTGATGAGTTCAACCCTAGTTCTCGTAAACAAATAGCAGAACGATTGCAAAAGAAATATGATTGGGTGCCAAGCAAAACTACACCAACTGGTCTACCAGTTATTGATGAGAAAGTTTTAAAAGAGTTGGAGTACCCAGAGGCTAAGATGATAGCTGAGTATCTGTTGTATGAGAAACGTGTATCACAAATTAAATCATGGTTAAAGAATGTTAAAGATGATAGTCGAGTACACGGTAGAGTTATCACACTTGGTTGTGTCACATCTCGCATGAGTCACTATGGTCCTAACATGGCACAAGTACCAGCAAGTTACTCTCCGTATGGTAAGGAGTGTCGGTCACTATGGACTATAGAAAACCCAGACAAGTATTGTTTAGTTGGTTCTGATGCCAGTGGTCTAGAGTTACGATGCTTTGCACATTACTTAGAGAACCCAAAGTTTACAGAGCAAGTGGTTGACGGAGACATACACACCTACAACCAAAACATTATAGGATTAAAGGATAGACCAACGGCGAAGACTTGGGTCTATGCATTTATCTATGGAGCTGGAGATGCCAAGCTTGGTCAGATAGTTGGCGGCGATACAGTTGCTGGTCTTGCTAGTCGTAAACGATTTATCAATAAAGTTAAAGGTATGAAGACACTGACAAACAATCTTATTAATTTATTACGACAACGGAAGCGCAAGTATGGAGAGTACCAATTGGTTGCACTTGATAAAAGAATTCTACTTGCTCGATCTATCCACTCCAGTTTGAATACACTTATTCAAGGAGCGGGTGCAATTATATGTAAGCAATGGTTACTTAATATAATTGATGAGGTCGACAAGCAGAACGTGGATGCTAAGCCAGTGGCTAACGTCCATGATGAGGTGCAGTTTGAAGTCCGTAAGGAACAAGCTGTAGATTTTGGTAACATAACAAAGGAGGCAATGAAACGTGTAGAAAAACAATTTGACTTACGATGTCCACTAGATAGTGAGTATTCAATCGGCACGACTTGGAAAGAAACTCACTGACTGTTGACACCACTGACAGTATGATATACTGTTCAAGTGTTTCTTCGGAGACACTAACTTTTACAAACTTTTATATAAGGAGAAAACTATGCCAGTAATATCTGGAACCGCATACTGGGCGAAAGTCCACCAACCACATTACGATCAATACAATGAACAAGGTATCTTTTCTATTGACGTAACCGTAGATACAAAGACTAAGAAACAACTACAAGACTTGGGTCTTGGTCCTCGTATTAAAAACAAGGGTGACGAGAGAAACGATTTCGTTACTGTTAAAAGAAAGTACACTCGTAAAGATGGTACAAAGAACTCTGCACCTCGTGTTGTAGATTCTAAGAAAACACCTATTAGTTCTGATGTTTTGATCGGCAATGGCTCACAAGTTAATGTAGCTTTTGACACATACGATTACAACGTCGGCGGTAATCAAGGTGTTGGGTCGTCTTTAAAAGCTGTGCAAGTAACGAAACTAGTTGAGTACAGTCCCTCTGAAAATTTAGATGAGTTCGGCGAAGAGTCTGGATACCAGGCCACAACGAACGGCGCATCTAATAAAGACGGATTGGAAGACGATAAGCTTCCGTTCTAATGTCTGATAAGAAAAGCATAGATACTCTTGTAAAAGATATTTACAAATTGTTTGATGAAGGTAACAATAGAAAACCAACACCACATGATTTAAATAACTTTGCACAAAGTATGAAAGATGCTGTTCTTACTTACTTAACAGAAAAACAATCTGGTAGCCGAGGTATTCGTATGTCGAGCCTCGGCAAACCAGATCGTCAATTATGGTATGAGCTATACAAACCAGAACTAAGAGAACATATGCCGTCTCATGTACGAATTAAGTTTTTATATGGGCATATGTTAGAAGCATTATTATTATTACTATCTAAAACGGCAGGCCATACTGTCACCGATGAACAGAAAACTTTAAAGCTTGAGGGTGTAACTGGACACCAAGATGCCGTGATAGATGGAGTTGTTGTTGACGTTAAGTCGGCATCACAGTTTGGTTTTAGAAAATTTAGAGACAATGATATTACTCCAGAGACAGATGCCTTTGGGTATCTCCACCAGATTGCAGCATATTCAGAGGCAAACAATAATGACAAGGTAGCTTTTCTTGCTATTGATAAACAGAGTGGAGCACTAGCATTGTGCCGTCCAAATAAATCTGATGTACCGAATGCACGAGAAAGAATTAAACATTTAAGAGTTGCGCTAAAAGATAAGAACAAACCACCACCAAAATGTTATGATGAAGAACCAGACGGAGTCTCTGGTAATATGAAATTAAGTATCGGTTGTTCTTATTGCGCATACAAAGTTGACTGTTGGTCTGATGCAAATGATGGCCAAGGCTTACGTAAGTTTATTTACAGTAAAGGACCACGATGGTTAACCAAAGTGGTTAGTGAACCAAATGTTTCAGAGGATATTCCGTGAGTGTTCTTAGAAAAGAAAAAGGATTTTATAGATCTATCTTTGAAGCCACCGTCTGTGCTAAACTAGATGAAGACAAAGTTAAGTTTGAGTATGAGACTTTAGTAATACCTTATGTTGTTCCAGAGATTAGAAGGACATACACTCCAGACATTATATTATCAAATGGTATTATAATAGAACTCAAAGGACAGTTAACAAAAGAAGATAGAGCCAAACATTTATACATAAAACAACAGAGACCAGACTTAGACATTAGATTTGTGTTACAAAATTCTAGGAATAAACTTTACAAAACTAGTAAAACAACCTATGGTGATTGGCTTAGTAATAATAATTTTATATGGGCAGAAAGATTTGTGCCAGTGGAATGGATAGATGAAAGACCAAAAGAAATCAACACAACAGATATATTCGTTAAATCTAAACCAAACCCGGATTGCTTTAGACCCTACACTAGATACGATTACCGAGGGAAGTAGAGAGGGAGAGAATGAAAGAGCAATGTTCAGAGCCGTTATCTATCAAGCTTTATTGGATGCTAGTAATGAAAACGAAAATGTTTCTAAGGAGTCTGTGCAAGTTAGGGAGGATGCTGTTCGATGGTTTAGTAAAAGTGTCGGTGTTACTGCTACTTGGTTTGTTGATGTGTGTGATCTTGCTGGCCTTAATTATCAGCAAGTTCGTTCTTTCGCTAGGAAACTTATTGATGAGCCTGCCAACACAAACTTTCAAAGAAAAAGATTAAATGTTTTATTAAACATGACCCACAAAGAGGAGACAAAATGACAGATGATTTCGTAAACAACCCACCCCACTACAAATATAATAGTAAAGGTATCGAGTGTATTGAAGCCATCGAAGCTGCACTTACACCTGAAGAATACCGTGGATATCTACGTGGACAGGTTATGAAATACACGTGGAGATGTAATTACAAAGGTAAACGATTAGAAGATTTACAAAAAGCTCAGTGGTATTTAAATAGATATATTGAATTGCTAGAAAAAGAATGATAGTATCTGAGGTTCCGATACTTGAAATAATTTGTTCACTGACCGCATGTGTATCAGTTTATTTGTATGGTAACGGATCACTGAAAGCACCCTTGTTTGGAATTTGTTCACAATTTTTTTGGTGGACATGGACAATACAAGAGGGTCTATACTTTATGATGATGCTGAATGTGGTAATGACATTAACACATATTAGAAATATAATTAAAATGAAAGGGAGACAATGACGACTTTACCAACTGTTTATCAACAATTTATACACAAGTCTAGATATGCTAGATGGCTACCAGAACATACAAGAAGAGAGGACTGGCACGAAACTGTTGCTCGCTACTTTAATTTCTTTGAGAAACAAATAGAAAAGAATTGTCAATACAAAATAGATAAGAAGACAAGAGAGTATCTTGAAAATAAAGTTTTAAACTTAGATGTTATGCCATCGATGAGAGCATTGATGACTGCTGGGCCTGCCTTGGAAAGAGAAAATATAGCAGGATATAATTGTTCTTATGTACCTGTAGATCATCCAAAAGCTTTTGATGAAATACTGTATGTACTTATGTGTGGAACAGGAGTTGGTTTTAGTGTTGAAAAAAAATATACAGAACTTCTGCCTAGTGTGGCTGATGATTTCCATGATACAGAATCTGTGGTCGTGGTCAGGGATTCTAAACTTGGTTGGGCAAAAGCATTTCGGGAGGTCATTACATTATTGTATGCCGGGCAAATCCCCAGGTGGGATATTTCTAACGTGCGACCTGCAGGGGCACGACTTCACACTTTCGGTGGAAGAGCTTCGGGTCCTACACCGCTCGTGGATCTCTTCAACTTTGCAAAAGAAACCTTTATTAAAGCGAAGGGTAGAAGACTAACTCCTCTTGAGTGTCACGATCTTGTCTGTAAAGTAGGTGAGATTGTTGTAGTTGGTGGTGTTAGACGGTCAGCTATGATTAGTTTATCTGATCTTAATGATAGGGATATGAGAGATGCTAAGTCTGGTGAGTGGTATAGAGTTGAATCACAAAGAGCTTTATCAAATAATTCAGCCGTGTATGAAACAAAGCCAGATAACATCGGTACCTTTATGGAGGAGTGGTTAGCTCTGTACAAATCTGGTAGTGGTGAACGTGGTATCTTTAATAGAGAAGCCTCAAAAAAAGTAGCAGCACAAAACAAAAGAAGAGATATTAATTTTGAATTTGGAACCAACCCATGTTCGGAAATAATTTTACAACCTTTTCAATTCTGTAACTTATCTGAAGTCGTTGTTCGTGAAGATGATAAGGAAGAAGAGTTACTTGATAAGGTAGAAGCCGCAACTATACTTGGTACTATGCAGGCTACATTAACAAACTTTAAATACTTACGTAGACAATGGAAAGATGCGACAGAAAAAGAAAGACTTCTTGGTGTATCTTTAACTGGTATTATGGATCATAAAATATTATCTGGGGATGTGTTTAACCAAGCTATATTGCCAGACTTATTAAAAAGATTGAAACAAAAAGCTGTGGATGTAAATAAACTATGGGCAAAAAAATTTGGAATAAACCAAGCAACGGCTATTACATGTGTTAAACCATCAGGAACTGTATCACAATTAGTGAATGCTGCATCTGGTATACATGCTCGACATAACGAACATTACATTAGAAGAGTGAGAGGTGATAAGAAAGATCCATTGACAAAGTTTTTACAATCACAAAACATACCGACTGAAGACTGTGTTATGAAACCAGATGCAACTGCTGTCTTTTCTTTTGTTGAGAAAGCACCGAATGGTTGTATAACTCGTAATAAAAGATCGGCACTTGAACAATTAAATCATTGGCTAGTATATGCCAAGTATTGGTGTGAGCATAAACCAAGTATAACTATATCCGTTAATGAAGATGAGTGGTTAGGTGTAGCTGATTGGTGTTGGAGAAACTTCGATGATCTAAGTGGTGTATCTTTTCTACCAAACTTTGGACACGTATATCAACAAGCACCATACGAAGACATTGATAAAGACGGATACAACAAGTTAAAAAAGAATCAACCAAACAAAATTAACTGGAATGATTTAGCACTATATGAACAAGATGATAACACAAAGTCCTCCCAAACTCTTGCTTGTAGTGCTGGTTCATGTGAGGTCGTAGATGTATAAAACATTTGTGACCATACCCAAAGCTGTTCCAGAAAAGTTATGCGATGAAATAATTAAAGAATCGCCTAGCTATTCTGAGCAGCTAGCCGGTGTCATGTGGAAAAAAGCAGCCGACTTAAAAAAAGATAGGAACTCAAAGTTAAGATGGTTCCCTCTCGATCATTGGATCGTTCCTAAGTTATGTGAAGTTGCATCAGAAATAAATAAACAAGACTATGGTTTCAATGTAACTAACTTACAGTGCCCACAATTTACAGAGTATAAAAAAGGACAACACTATCAATGGCACCGAGATATCTATCCACCAGAATCTGATGGACCTTATCCTGGATTAATAAGAAAGTTATCTATGGTTGTACAACTATCTAACTTTGAAGATTATAAGGGTGGTATATTACAAATTAAAAATATGGATGGTAAGATTGAACCAATTGAAGGATTCAGAAACAAAGGTGACATGATTATATTTCCATCATTCTATCTTCATAGAATTAAAGCAGTAACAGAAGGAACACGACACAGTTTAGTGTGTTGGTTTATGGGCCCACCGTTTAGATAATGGATAAATTTTTGTGGACACTTCTTAAATTTTTATTGTATGTATTAGCTATACAATTTATATTAATTTTTATGCTGTCTATCACATAATGAATATTGTTACACGACCTTGGGGACATTACAGAGTATTAAAACAAACCCCAACTAGAGTTATAAAAATATTACATGTGTATCCAGGTCGAGGAATGTCTATTCAATATCATAAACATAGAGATGAGCACTGGAAAATACAAAGTGGTGAAGCAACGGCGCTCATAGACGACCACTGGTGGACATTTCTACCCGGTCATAGAGTTTATATCCCAAAAAATACTCTTCATTGTCTACGAGCTTCTAATAGCCATGTACGGGTTTTTGAGGTTTGGGAGGGTGAGAAACTAGATGAAAACGATATAATAAGGATAAGTCATGATTATAGTAGTGAGTGGGGGCTTTGACCCTCTACATTCTGGACACATAAGTATGTTTCGCCAAGCACATTTGTTTGGAGAAGTGTGGGCAATAGTAAATACGGATGAATGGTTACAAAGAAAAAAAGGATTTGTAATGTTACCGTATAAAGAACGAAGTGAGATTGTTAGTTCAACACAATTTATTTATAAAGTTATTAAAGCAAAAGATAATGATGATACTGTTGTTAATAATTTAAAAGACATAGGCCGACATTTTGCTTTTGCTAATGGCGGTGATAGAGTTCCAACTTCTACACCAGAAATGGAATACTGTTTAAAAAATAATATACCTATGCTGTTTAATATTGGTGGTAAGAAAACTATGTCATCATCAGATATAGCTCGTAATTTACTTGACCAAGCTACCAAATAATATATAATTTTAATTGAAACAACGTCGTCAAAAGAATCTCTAGGAGTGGGACTGGAAACTGTAAGCTCCTAGAGATTTAACTTCTCTTACCATAGTACTTAACTGGATTTCTATAACCTAATATTTTGCTCTTGTTTCTCGGAAATCTTTCACCACTACAGTCTTGTAGTGTTAATACTTTAATCTGTCCCGCCAATCCCTTTGGTCTCCTCTCGGAGTTTTGATCTGTTTCTGACATGCAAAATCACTGTGTGTTGTTACAACCATAGTATCTTTATCCGTGCATGTATAAAAGCATTTGACAGAGTCTTCACCAAAAAAAGGTTCAACTATCTTTTCCTTGGTTAGTCTACAAGTTACGTGATATTGGTTTCGTTTATCGTAAAGTCTACCGTTGGTAGCTACAACTGAGTCGCAGAATGAAAGAAGTAAGGGGAGCGCTATGACTCCCACTACTATATTATTTTTCTGCACATGCATAGCTATTGATCTCAAGACCGACTGCTATTTCTGTGATAATTGGTTTAGACCACATATCAACTCCATTTGTTTATAGGTTAACAAACAGTGCTGGTTGCCATTAAGTGACCGCAGTCCACTGATCTTTATATATTACTTCTTCATGTTCTCTCTTGCAACACCTTTTGTCTTTTCCCAACTACGGAGTCCACCCATTCCAAGTAATGCGATGGTTAAAGAGATAAGCTCACCAGTATCTACAAAGTTGGGCATGTTTATTTCTGGTGCAAACAAGGCTGTGAACCAAGTCATAAGTGGTAATATAAAAAAGTTTACAAACAAACCAATAGCACACACCCACATGATAGCTGGACGTGCACCAGCGACAAACATACTTGGATGTTTAGCTGCTTCAGTGTTTGCTTTGGCTTGCTCTTTTGCTAGAGCATTTGCATGTTTCTCTGACATCGTAGCAATGTCGTGAGCTAGTCTATTTTTCTGATCTTTATCTTCTATAAATTTATCTAGTAGTCCTGTGACTGGACCAATAAGTGCTGTTAACATTATTCTTTAACTCCTTCTTCAAGTTTCTCTAGTATAACATTCTTTAACTGGTCCATCAAAACGTAAGCCATATGTAAATTTATACTGCCAGCAAAGTAATCAACTAGTGGACCTTTGTCATCAAACAAAACAGTAATCACACCTGTTGCGTTTTCTTTGTCAGCATCTTCTTTAATAATATCTAATTGATTTAAAACTAACTTATTGAAATGTTCTTTTGGTAAACTACCAACAGCCGAGGTTGTCATTATGTGTTCGTTTGTATCTTTAAAAAGATTTACAACAACATCCTTATCTTTATCTTCTTTATCAGTCATTTAATAAATGTTTGTACGGTAACCCATGTGCCATCTCAGTCATTGTCCATTGTGTGTAAGCTAAATCATTGAACAGTTGTTGTCTATCCACCATCTTTGGATTCTCAATATCCTCTATGGAATGGGATGATATTGGATAAGCAAAGTTAAGATTACTAGGTGTAATAACAGGGACACCAGCAAGGAGACTATCCACCGACCCTCCACTTGTAAACGATACTGTTGCCCAACAGTCTTCCAAATCCATAGCAATCGGATCTTTATGTCCGAACACCATCTTGACATCTTCTTGTTTCTCCACAAACTCTTCAAATTTAGATAGGTCATAAGATGATATTAACGGATGCATACGAATTCTAATAGGTCTCTTTGATAATTTTCTGCATTTAATTATTTCGTCTTGTAACCATTGTAGTATATCTACGTTAGCCGTCGCTGCATCTCCGGGCAGCTGCATAAGAAACATTATATGTTTACCATCTTTTCTCCAGTCTTTTATTTTAAGACCAAGGTCAGTTCGTATGATACCCCATCTATCTTTATCAGACTTTTTATTATTAAAGTAACCAAGTGTATCCATATAGTGTCCTTTACCAACACGGTAATACCTATGATCCTCGGTTATAGTTCTACCAAGAAGGGGAGTTTCTACTACAAGCAAATCACCTTTATGTTTTGTTACAATATCTTTTTTTAATAAGTGGTGTTGAGTATGCCTGTCTTTCCAAGACCCAAAGATTATAGCTGTATCACAATCCATATATTTAGTTGAGTTAGATAAGAACACAAGACTATCTGTTGTTTCTCTAATCCCATGAGTCATAGCTGTTAATGTGTTAATATGTGGTTGATGTGTTGCAGAGTTTAAAAACACTCCTACTACTTTACGGGATGTCATCGAAGATCTCCTTGTATGTTGTTTTCTCTATCTTATCTTTTAGTCCGTCGTCCCATAGTGCCTTGACCAATCCATCACCATGTACGTGTATATCTAAATCTATCTCTTCTCTTTGCATTAGTTTTTCAAAGTCTTGAGCTTGGGCTAATAGCTCACCCGTTGTCCAGTATGTTTTATTATCTTCACCTACCGATACCTTCAACCATTTCTTGCGACCGTCTTCAGCTAACTCATCTTTATTTTTTGGCTCACCATCTATACAAGAATCAAAACCATATAGGTGCATAGTTCTAAAACCAAGAGTGTGTAATAAACCTATTGATCTCATACCAGCACATGTACCACCTGTAATAAGTAGTCTATTTTTAAAAAAGTCCCATCCCTCTATTGCATTACAATAAGCATCCCAAGCCACTACCTTTGCTTTCTTGTCAAGTAAATGCGTAACTACATCAGGGTTAGACATAGTTGCTACCCAATACATAACTCGTGGATGAGGATTAGCTAGTAGTTCTTTACGTACAAATCCGTGTGTAGATTTTTCATTGAAAGGTCTTGGATCAAGTATTGTACATGCCCAAGGTTGAATGTTATTTTCAAGAAGAGTATTGTGACTATGTTTAACACACACAATTCTTACCCCTCTGTTTTGTAATTGTTGTAGTTCTTTAAAACTTTTTTTAAGTGACGGACCAGCAGACACAATGGCTACCTCTTCGTTATTCCACTGACATCGTTTCGTTATAGACAAAGGCATACGTTTAGTATTCGTAAGAATATTCATACGGATATCTTCTATTGGCATACAATCTTGAGGAGTTACAACAATAGGTTTCTTTGTGCTCTTCGGTTGTTGATATTGAACTTTAGTATTTGGTGCTTCTTGACTAGCTTGATCTTGTTTAAATTTTAACATGCCCTTGTTGTGATACATATATCTAACTAAAGGTGAGGCTTCAAAAGCATTAAGGTCAGCACAATATGGTGATAGGTTATGTACCTGTAAACCATGCGCTTGGTGTAGATTCATAATTCTAGTAAACACAAAAGCATCGTGCCATTCTTTGTAGTTATATATTTCACCAGAGTCCCATACTCCAAACAAATCTGCAAACAATGCTTTGTTTAAGTCAGTCATTTGCATAGCCACAAAACCTGCTTCAATATAGTTTACAGCTTCACGACCAAGAACGGATATGTCTTTATCTTTAGGAATCCACTCTTCAAGCTTTGCTTTCGGTATATCTTTATAAGTAACAGTGTCGGCATCAATCCATATACCCACATCACACTTGGGTGGATTCTTTACAAAGAACTCATACTCAGTGTATACTTTATATGCCCATCGTTTAACATCGGTTCTCCAGTTTGGAGCATCTTTTGGATCTTTAAATTTTTTAAAGAACTCACACAGTTCGGTGGACACAGACATCAGATCAATAAACTCAACCCTATCTTTATCGTATGATTGTAAACCTCTTTCAGGCCAGTCGTTATAGTAAGCATAAAGTTTAGTATCTTTAGGCCAGTGTTTAATAAAACTCTCTATGCAATCTTTGGCATAAAGATTCCAGTGATCGCCGCGAAACGACGTTACAAGTGAAAATGTAGGCATTTCATATCCTTCAATGTTGATCCATGTTGATAATCCATGTGAGCTTTTTCGGCAAACCATTTGTCTGAAAAATCACAATCGTTATAACCATTCATCCACGGACCACCTAAAGAAAAGTGGACAGCCGATGGGGTTAATGGAGTATTCTCCTCCATAATACCTGGAACATAATTCCATTTTGGGTTTATTTCTCCTACACTATTAGGTCCTCTCGATAGCCATGCAAATTGATGGAGATCAAGACCTTTCATTTCGTTAACAGCATATCTTGTTAACTTTTTATTAGTTTTATGATTCATATTAAATGCCATGAGAGAAGACCATAGTTTACAATTATATTTTGTTTGTATCTTATTGTCCATCTTCATAGTATTTTCTGGCTCGTAATTAAATTTAACTGTCATAACAGGATAATCATCATCAAGTTCATCAAGTAAATTTTTTATGTCATCGAGCCATAAGAAATCACAGTCACAAAAAATTACCCATCCCTTTACTTTGTTGCGTCTTGCCAACTCTGGTATAAGAAACCGAGTATGGCTAAACTCAGTAGAGAAAGGGGCATTGTCCAACACATCCCAATGTTGACCGTTCTTATCTATGCGCCACTCTCTATCAAATAATTTAAAGTATCGCAGATTGTTATGCATTAAGGGGGTAACGGCTACTGGGATTGACGATCGTCTAACAAGCGAGTGTTCACACACTTGGTATGCATCTATTTCTCTTGAGTCCCAACCGATCGCCACATGGACATCTTTCATAAAGTTAAATATATATATTATTTTGCACGAGGTAAAGCTTTAATTCTTTCTTTTGTAGGAAGTTCTTCATCTTGTGGTAGATCAGATAATAACGATGCTGACCCTTCAAGTTCATTCTTAGCATTCTTTTCTCTTGTTGAGTTTTGTATTTCTATTTCTTTATGGGATTCATTATCTCTAAATACTTTTGCATTATATTCGTCTACATCATCAAAGATATCTTTTATATCTTCAACGGCTTGGTTAGCGGCTTTTGTATTATCTGATAAAATGGCTCTGTTATAATCACCATCTGCCTTTTTTAATCGACCATAAAAACTTCTTTTAAGCGCAGCATTTTCTTCTTTACCTATCTTCATTAAAAAAGCCACTTCTCTTTCTCTGGCAATATCTGCTGATGTAAAACCAAAACCTTTTAACAATGAATCAAACTTATCAATACCTGGTTGGTCCTCAAAAACCTTAACATCTTCTGGCACCATGATTGTTTTTCCAAATTTAGTTCTATAACCTTGAGTGTCTAATAGTACACCCTCGTGAATACTCTTAATAAATTTAGGTGCAAATGCTGTATACATACGAGGATCATTAATTGATGCAAACGAAAATGAATCCATAACACCTTGTCCAATACTTAAAACAGGTGGTGTAAATTTATTAAAACCAGCATCTCTATACAGTAAGTCTATAAAAGCCGCAGATAGTGGATGTGACCCTAATCCCACACGTCGTCCTATATCTAAGTTTATAGCTCTAAATGTTCCGTTCTGTAATATCTCCGCTAGTTTAGGATTAGCACCTATATCGCTCATTAAATCATAATATATTTGGTCTAAACTTATCTTCTCCTTACTAGCTCTATTGTATGATCGTTCAACAAAATCTTTTATATCTTCAATAAGAGGTAATCCTAAGAAACCAGATGTTCCTATTAGCGCAAGAGCATATAAACCTAAAGCTTTCTGCCCATCTCGTCCATAAAGTCTACCTAATCGTGCCATTAATTCTAACATCATTGTTGGATATTCTGTAAATTGAAATATCCAAGATCCCCATCCACGAACCATTCGTGGTTTGACAGCACGACCATATAAAAACTGTGTTTCTTCAACAGCCATACGAGCTATAATGTTTCTAAGCTCTGCATTTTGTGTATCTGTTAAGTCATCTAGTACACTACGCAATCCTTCAGGATCTGTTTTAAAAGCAGTCTCAACTCTGGCATTAAATAATTTATTGTTTTGTAAAATTTTAACAGCTTTTCTTAGCGCCTTTGGATCTTTAGTTAATCTATAACTAGATGCATAAGCCGCAAGACGGTTTATGGATTCTGTAGTTGTAAATAAAAAACCAAGTATTCTTGTAGCTTTTTGAAATGAAAATCTACGTGTTACTTTTTCACCACTAATAATATTATCTGACTCTCTATTTAAATATTCATTTACACGACCAGGACTTACCACCGTTCCAATAAGTTCTTCTGGGTTTTGAAATGCTGGTATGTCTGGAAATGCACTGGGTAATTTATCAAAGTCAATTTGTGTGTCTGTTTTTATACCCTTCAAAGGATTTTTTAAAGCCTTGCCTGTATCTTTTAAAGCCTTAATCATCTCTTTACCCGCTTTTAACGTGCCTCCATATGTGCCATTAAAGACGGCAGCAGGTATCGATTGGAATAGGTTCATTGATGCAGCACTAACATCAGTTAAATACCACATAAAAGCAGCTTGTCTAAACAAACCAAATTCGTAAGGGTCAGAACTTAAATATTCTCTTAGTTTTCCAGCATACTGTTGTTCGCCTTGACTCCCATCTTTTTCAACATCATCAAATGCTTCATTTAAACGTGAATCAAAAACAAAACCAGAGTTCCATGATGAATAAGTATGTAAATGTTTAGCAATAGAATCATCAACATTATTAAAGTCATATCCTGGTACAAAATTAGCAGCTCGTAAGAATGTCGGTACTCCTTTTGATTCTTTCAAAGCTCTTGCTTTTGCTACCATTTTACTAATTGTTTCTCCCTTTGCTTTTGCGGCTTGTTGTATTTCTTTTATCCGTGCTTCAGTAGGTAAAAGATCAGTATCAGGGGACATGTAAGATGTTTGTGTAAAATAATCTTGAGGTAATATAGATAGGAATCTGTCTAAACTTGTTTCAAATTGAGATGTTGCTTCTTTACGAACTTGGTTAAACGTGTTGTCTTGTATTCCAGTTACAGTAACAACAGATGTTCCCTCTTTTATTTTATTACCTTGTGAATCAACAGCATTTGTTGGAAGCTTAGTGTTAATTAAATCTTTGTATTGTTCTTGTAAATCTTTAACTGTTTGTTCGGCTCTTCTTTTTTCAGCTCTAGATTTTGTATTAAACATACTAGCTTTTGTTTCAAAACCGTCCCAATAAATAGTTTCTTTCTTATACTTTTGTCTTCCTAATTTGTCTTTTAAGTCACGACCTTGTTTGTCTTTCATTTTTACATATTGAGTTGCAGCTACAAATTTATCACCAGTCCTACTAGTTGGTAGGTAATACATATCAAAGTATGCATCAAGTTTTTCAATACGATCCCCAGTTGTAAAAGCAAGAATTGATTCTGGTGTGTCTTGGTTATCGTTTCTTTCTTGTATGTCTTTAGCTAATTGTTTAAGTATAGGCCCTATGTCAGAATTAAATTGCCTTCCATTAACACCTGTTCCAAATGGTTGAGGTTGAGTTGCGGGTCCAAGATTAACATTTAATTTTAATATGGCTTTATCAATTGAACCTCGTAGTTTAGGAGGAGCATCTTGAACATTTTCTATAAAGTTTCTTACCGACTCTAATATAACTTGATTACGTTCAAAATTTGCCATAGCTTGAACAGCTTTAACACCAATCATTTCATCTTCACTTAATTGAATACCTTCTTTTAAAACAGGATCATCAGGTTTAAATACGGGTTTATCTCTATTATTTCGTTGTAACTCTTGAGCTGTAATGTTTTGAATTTTATTTGGATTTGAAGTATCCATTTGGGTTACCCTTGCATAAGCAATGGCTTTGGCAATTTTAACTTTACTTGGTTTAGGTAAATTATAAAAAGGTAATATTATCTTAGATAACTTTTCATATGTTATAGCTCTAAGTTCATCTTTACCAATAATAATTTCTGCAAGTTTTCCAAGAACATTACTTTTAGAAGCACGATCATATAGACTACTAACCCAACCTCGAAAGCCCATCCCCGCAGAATCTTTTAAACTACCCAAAGCTTCAGCACTTTTCTTTAATTTCTTCTCTTCAGCCTCTTGATCTTTTTTTGTACGTTTATCACTAGGGTCAATCTGTCTATCAATTGACTCTAAATTTTTATCAACCTCCCTAACGGTTTCGTCTTGGGCAACTTCATTTTCCATAGCTGTCTCGGCTTGTTCTGGAGTTGTGTTTGTGTTAGCCTCTGGCGACGTTAATGGATTAAGAGTGGTAGTCTGGGTATATTTTTTACGATTAGACGATCTTTGGTTACGAACCTTTTGATTAATACTTGAAGCTGTGTTATCTACATCCATACCTAATGACACAGGTGTGGGGTTAATTGTTTCACGTGTTTCTGGAACAGTGTTCATAGCTTCTTTAAGTTGTTCAAGTTTTTTCTTTTGACCGGGCTTGGTGTTTGCCGTGTCTCTTAGATAATCTTGTGCTTGTTCCATTGATGTAAAAGCTTTTGCTGGTTGATTAGTCGGTTCAGCAACATAAAAAGGTTTACCTGTTTGTTGTAATACTTGTTCAGACAGTCCAGCAGGAATCGCCGCACCAATAAATCCTGTTTGTTTTGGTGATTTAAAAGTTGTAACTTTACCAACTCTTTTGTTTTTATTATCACGAAAGTCTTGAGTCGTAGATTGTGCACCCTCATTAAATCCTTCTTTAAAAGAGTCTCGGTCTTTCTTATTCTTTAATGATCTAGCAATAGGATTTTTTTGGCTTGTTAATTTTTTATCTATTACCCCTTGTTTTGGTTGTCCATATACTTTGGGTTGTACAATTTGTTGTTGAAGTTTTTCAATTTTTTGTTGTTTCTTAATTCTTTCTTTCTTTTGTTTAGCTAAATTTCTAATTGTTCGAGAATCATCAGCTGATGGTATTAATAATCTTTTACCTTCTTGAGTAAGTTTATTGTCTTTAATTAGTGCATCATATATAGCATTCTCAACATCAGTGTTGTTTTCTAAATATTTTGCTAGTGGTCCTTCAAGTTGTTTTCTTATCTTTTTTTTGTTGATTACACCCGCACCTTGATTTGATATTACATTGTATATCTCTTGAATACCTGTAGCTGTTAATTGTTTTTTAAGTTGTTTTGCCTTTTTACCTCTTTCAATTTGGTTAGGTTCAGCATCATCTAAAATGTCTGTTTCTGGTTTAGTTAAATTACCAAAGGTTGTTTCGTTAGGTGTCTTTTCTTCTTCATCTATCTTAGCCGGTTCTTGCCCCTTGTCTTTAGCTTCGTCAATAACTTTCTCATTTTTTTGTAAAGCATTGATACCCGCTTCAATAAGACCAGTCGGACCTTCAGCTATACCCTCAAGCAGAACTTCACCTGGTTTGGTTATGCTACCCTCAGATGACACTTGAGCTACGGCTTCACCCATAGCGCCCAAGCTACCACCGACACCAATCTCACCTGTACTTGCCGCAAGTTTAGCGCCAAGACCAGTCTTGCCTGCATTCTTAGTCATACGTAGAATCTGACCAGCAGCACCGAAAGCTAACGCATCAAAGATACCAATAGGTATACCACGGTCTAAACCTTTTTCTCTAGCTTCACCGAGTATGGACTCATCGTTTAAAGCATTAACAACTTCAAGAGGATCATTAACATCAACACCAGAATCTTTAAACGAATCTGTAAATGACATATTATATTCAGTTGCAAAACTTGCTGAGCCTAATGAACCAGCATTTAGTAATGTTGATAAAAATGGTCCAGCTCCTAAACCTCTTGTAGTCACAGCCGTTGCTGCTACCACACCAAGTGCGGGAACATATGTTCCTAACGATTGTAGTATGAGTGGAACAAGAGCCGTTGGTTTACTGGCTATAATCTTTGCCGCTTCACCAAATGTTTCGGCTTCAGATGCCTCAACTAAAGCTTTAAATTGTTCTGGATTATCCCTTACTATTTGATCTTGAAGATTTTGTATTCTCTTCTCATACATTCTTGTATTGTATGCTGCTTCTTCTTGGTCTCGTAAACCAAGATCAGCAAGACCTAAATTTAAACTTTGTTGGAATTGACGGAAACCAAGTTCTATGTTTTGACCGGGTATGATGGCTTCTGAAAAACTATCTTCAAGAACACCTTCTTGTATAGGCACATTTAATCTGTTTTCAATAACCTTATAGTTATCATCGATGTATTCTTTTATCTGGTTATCTGTATACTCGTCTGGGAAATTAAGTGTTCCATAATCCCCATATTGAACTTTGCGAACCATGTCACTCTGTGCCTGTTTGACCTGGTGGTTGGAATATTATTGGAACACCTGTTTTAGATGTAAAAGCAGACGGAGCTATGTTAGCTAAGTTAGAAGTAGTCTCAAATACTGAACTCATTCTACTATTTACATAATCTGTTATTAATTTTTCCTTTTTGATTTCTAAGTCACGTCTTTCTTTTTCACTAAGGTCTATTCTTTGAAGTTTAAGATCAATTTGTCGCACACCTGGTGCTTTTTCAAGAGCTTCTGTAACGAACTTTTGCCTCATTTTCAATCTTTCGGCCTTTTCTTTTCCAAAACCTGATAAATACTCAGCTTCAGCTAGTTTTGCTTCCGTACGTGCTTCATAGAATGGTTTTTCTATGCCAAACTTTTTCTCAAATTGTTCAGCAGACATACCCATAGTTATTGCTTTAGCCATATCATCTCCTCTAGCTTTCTCTCTGCCCATTTCAATAGCTGCAAGGTTTTGAGCAGATTGTTGAGCCGCTGCAAGATCTTCACTTTTTCCACTAAGTGCTGGAATCATACCCAGAGCCGCCGCAGTTTTACCAATATCTACACCTGTGTCTTCTTTAAATACTTCGGCAAGATATCTGTTCATAAGATCTTTGTTGTATTCATATGGATCAGACTCAGGAACAGTTGGTTCTGGTCTTACCTCTGTCGGTGTTGTAAATTCTGTAGTGCCAGTTTCCGTGTCAGTGCCAGTGCCAGTTTTAGTATCAATAGTTACACCACTCGGTAATTGTCCTAAAACTTTTTCACGAGGTGCGGCTTCTACTTCTGGAATTGTTTCCTCTGTTGTTTCTTCTGTTGTTTCTTCTGTTGTTGGCATAACGTCCATTTGTTTTGCTTCATCTAAAAGCAACCTTTGTTTTCTAGTTTTATCTTTAAAATCTTCAAACCTTGGACCCGCAATAGTGCTTAAAAATTCGTTTATGGATTGCCTTTGTTCTAACGGTTGAAATCTTTTTTCTTTTTGTGCCTCTTTATAAGCTTCTTCGTCACCACCATATAACATTCTAATTGCATTTTCCCTTTGCCTAGCTTGTAGTGCAGCATCATTTACTCCGTAAATACTACCACCGTTATCGTAGTTCATCTTACCACCAACATAAGCATTAATAACTTCTTGTGGATCAAAGCCCATATTCTCTACAACTTGTGGAGCTTTGGATGCTAACTTCTTGAGACCTGGATTATCGGGGACATCACCACCTTCGGCAAATAGTCCCACACCTTTACCCGCACCGTAGATACCTAATGCACCTAGACCAAGACCAGCCGCTTGTTGTCCAAATGTCGGTGGTGCTTGTTGTGCTTGGGATGTTGTGTATGTCGATACTGGTAAATTAAATCCACGAAGTACAGATGACATCTCTTGTACTTGTTGTTGTGGATAGGTTGTCTCTCTGGCAAAATCTTCATAACCAATATCTAATGCTCTTTGTTGTTGAGCTTGTTGTGTACCACCTACAGTTTCAAGCGCACCCAACCCAGCTAATCCTAACTGTTGTTGTTGGGCACCAAGACCTGCAAACTGTTGACCAGCCGCAAGTGATGCTGCTCTATCAGCAGACAACTGATTCATAGCTTGTTGATAGGCTTGTTGCGAACCAACGGCTTGAATGTCGGCGAGTCTTTGACCAGTCTGTCTACCTAATTCTGTTTCAGCTAAAGCTTGTCGTGATCCACCAAAGGCACCAGCACCAACGGCCGATGCTCCTATTTGTTGTTGTAGTTTATTAGCATCTCGTAAGGCTTCTCTTTTTTGTATATCAATAACAGATTGTTGGTATGGACTCATACGTGCAGCAATAGCCGTAGGGTCTGTTGATTGTTGAGCGGCTTGAGCTGTAAGTAAATCAGCCGTAGCTATATATGGTTTGTAACCACCTACCATTTGTTCTACACCCTGATAGGCTTGTTGTTGTTGTTCAGTTGGTAAAGCTAGTCTTTGTCCTTCGTATCTTTGAAACGGTTCTGTTGTAACACCTTCGGCTCTTTCAAATAATCTTTCTAAATACGGTTGGAAATATTCAGGTATATTACTTGTTTGTTGAGTCATTGTTTGAGGAGGAGGGGGAGGAGGTGAGCCACCACCACCACTACCACCAAAGCATACATTCATACACTCATCAGGTGATGCATTATGAAATGGATTGTCTTCCATTCCTACACCGTATTGTTGTTCAGAAATTTGTAATCGTTTTAATAAGTCAGCCATTTTGTTCTCTGTATAAATTGTTGGTTATCGAAACCAAGCTTATCGCATACTTTATTCCATTGTACACGACCAGTTAATTCAATGCCATCCAACTTTAATTCTTTAGCTAAGTCTTCAAGCTTCTTAAATATTTGTTTACCCACACGAAAGTTAAGGTTTCTTCCAAAGATAAACAATATTTCTAATAATCGTTTTGCTGTTGGATAAACATTTATTTTTATTACATAACCTGCGATTATTCTACCATTATGTTTTATTCTTAACAAACCTAACACTCCTGTTTCAATATGTTGTCTAAGTATTTCTGGTGTGTATTTATTGTCAAACGGTATTCGTTCAATCTCCACTGGAAATAACATAAACAATTCTTCAATATCATCAAAAGATTTAACCTCTTCAACCTCAAGCAACCGCTGTTCTCATCAACTGTCCTAGTCCCCTAGTTA